ATGTCGAGGCAGCGCTTCGACGACAGATGCTGCGGTAGCTCAGTGGTAGAGCACTCCCTTGGTAAGGGAGAGGTCGAGAGTTCAATCCTCTTTCGCAGCACCATCTACTTTCCCAACAAAAACAGTCAGTTACGCAACCGACCGACAAACCGGAAATTGACCGACATACACATGTTTGGGCACTTTTTTGGGCACTCGTCGGCGCACAAGGGAAAGCCTGACATGGCCGAAGCACTGCCTATCGCATTCGCAACGTTCAAGCGTTGCGTTCATGAAACCCTGATAAATGGCCCTCTTTCATTCCGCGTCGAGCGGAAGGCGCAGGACTGGTCCGTCTATCTCAAATCGCCTGACGCCTCGACGGAAATTCACGTTCCGCCGAATATTGGCATGATGACGTCGGAAGACGCTGCCCGCGGTTTCGCGAAAGCGGCCCTTGCCCTGGCGCTGGAAGAATTCGACGCCGAAGGTCTGACGGAGGCGTCGACGGAGCAATGACGGACGAAATCGACTGGCTGCAGAACAGCGCACGCTGGTATGAATTCCGCCACGGCGACGTCGAACGAAACCCGAGTATGCCCGGCACGTCGCTTGCTCGAGCGCGATCAAAAGCGCATCGGGAATTCGATGTCATCTGGAAAATGGGTTTCATGACCAGGACGGAAGCCTACATTTGGCTTGCGGATAAAATGGGCCTGCCCGCCCATAACTGCCACATGGGCATGTTCAATGAGGGGCAATGCGAACGGGTCGTCGAAGTCGTTCAAGCTTTCTGGAAAACAAAGCCGGTTCGCAAGCCCCGCAAAAAGAGAAACTGGCGGCGCTTTTAAAGGCGCCGTTTGTCTGATTTGTATGTTAGAAAAAACTTGTTGACAGACAACAGTCAAATCAATCACGCTCTGAGGGTCGGATCGAAAAAGGGTCCGATGCGGGTTGAGAGCCGCAAATAACCTTCAGGCGCCAAGCGCCCATAGAGACCGTCTATCGGCGCTTTTTCTATGGTCGGGCGTAACGGGAGAGCTATGCTCTGCCGGGTTCCCCTGGGGTTACCGGTCTCTCAACCTGTTATTGCCCGACCACCAGCAGTGAGAGACTGGCTCGGGTTTCACCGTAACCACAGGATGAAACCAAAATGACAAATTCCCTTATCCCCACTTCTGCGCTCACCGAAATTGATGAAGAACCGCGCATCCAAGACACAGAGTTGGCGAAGCGGCTCGAGTTCAAAAGAAGCTATGACATTCGCGAGCTGATCAACCGGAATAAAAGCGAATTGGAGAACTATGGGCCACTGCCCGTACGACACGGGCAGTCCAGAGGCCAGGCTTTCAAGGCGTTTTACTTGAACGAAGGTCAAGCGCTCGTCATCTGCGCTCTGTCGCGCACGGAGAAAGCCGCAGAGATACGCAAGCTGATTATCGACGTCTTCATGGCCTGGCGTCGCGGCAAGACGGTCGACGTCAAGGAGCACTATCGTCGGCCTCCTGCACCGAAGGCGGCGGATGATCAGCAGCGGTTCCAGATGAAGCAATTCGCGCCCGGCGGTCTGGTCACGATCGAAGCGGTCGTTCCGTTCGATCTGGCGCGCGACTATGTCGTGATGTTCTCAAACTATCGTCGCGTGACGTTCTAACTTTGCCAGGCGGTTTTCCATGGCCTACGGAAAACCGCCGCGGGGCGTTCAGTTTCAATGGACGGAGTTTGCGAGCTTTTCTCGCAAACTCCGTCCCTTAGGTTTTTCAGTTTGCGTGAAAAACCGCGCAAAAACCCTTTCTCAGCTTATGCTTGATGCGCCTGTCCTCTGCGCGATTATTCAGTGAGAGGCAAAGCGCAATAATCGTGACTTGAAGGCCGAGAACGACACCGATTAAATAGCCCCACGCAAACGGGCGGGTGTACAGCCCCCAGATACCGAAACAAATTTGCACCAGCCCAACTAGGCCCCACCCCTTAATAGCTTCGAATTTCTGCGCGAGCCTGTTCTTTTCGGAAGTGTAAATCTCTAGATAAACTGCTTTCCGCGCCTCATTTTCCGCGTCTATGATCGCGACAATGTTATCAGAGCCTCTGTGCGCATGCTTTGTTATATCCATTCGGCTCGCCTCAACTGTACAGCCCCGCAATACCGCCGCCCCCGAATAGTGCTACCCGGCGCGCCTGCTCGGCTTCCTGTTCTTCGGCGCGGCGTTCATCCTGCCTTACTTGTTGCTGCATGAAAAGAGAGGCCAACGCCCCAAATTGATTGCCGGGCGGCATTAAAGGCGCGGAAGGGTCCATGCCAGGTGCTGCGAACAGTGACGGTAAGCCCGCAGGCTGCGCATTCGGTGCAACTGGCGTTGGCCCTGCATACATGGCCGAGATCGGGGCCGCAGCGCCGCCAGCTGGCATTTTGCCCGCCGGCACTCCGTTATAAGCCGCGCGCAGCCATTCCGGCGCATTTGCGCCCTTGCCACCCGCGCCCCATACACCCGGCGCGCCGAAACCGACGTGCATGCTGCCCGGCTGCATATAGCCCGGCCCTGCCCCGAAGCCAGTAACGCCGCCCGCTTTCCCGCGTTCAACGATCTGTCGAAAAATCGCCTGATCCTGCGGGTTTCCCCAATCCAGACGTCGGCCATTCTGGTGAAAGAAAACGTCAGCCGCGCCGCCGTGATCGTGGCGCGTTGACCCGGTGCGCGGTCCACCTTCCGCCGCTGTGGACTGGCCGCCGGAAAACACTTCCATGCTGACGCCCATTTCAGGCAAAAAGCTGAAAGCATTCACAAGGCGGGGGTCAAGGGGCCGGTTTCTGGTGGCACCCTGGTTTGCGTATCGAAGCCAATCGGTTGCCATGATGTCAATTTCCTGCCGCGTAAGCGCCCGTGCCCATGATCGATCTGATCAGGGGGTCGGTCGCGTCGGTCGCAAATCGTTGAACCGGGTTCGGTGCGGGTACGACCGCCGCCCGCGTCCCGCCGCCCATGATGATATCGATCAGATGCTGCACGTTCTGCGCTGTCATATCATCCGCCGCGTTCTTGGCGAGGTAGCCAATCGCAGGAACGGCCATTGCCCCGGCCTGCGCACCGGCAGGGCCGCCAAGAGCGTTGCCGACAGCTGCGCCTGCGCCCGCGCCGATACCGCCGCTGACGATACCGGTCGGCGCAGCTTTACCGATGAGCCGCAAAGCATTCTGTGCCGGCGTGCCCATGATCGTTGTCATAAGAGCGTCGTTCTCATCATTCGTAAAACCCCGCACTTCTCGTGGATTTTGCGCAAGCGATTTCATCTGCTGCCGGGTGGCATTGTCGAGGTTTCCGCCGGATCCGGTTGCGCCTGCGTTCATGCCCGCGCGGTCCAATCGGTTTTGAACAGTTCCTGCCTTCGACAGGCGCGACCAGATAGAGCGAGCTTCTTGAAGAGCGGTCGACCCGGCGGCCCCATCGCCGCCGAGAACATCGCCAGTAGCCGGGTTCATGACGATATCGTCGATCTTCGCGATCACGTCGCCGATCATCTTGTTGTTGGCCGCGTTGCCTGGCGCGTACCCGTTTGACGCTACCTTGCGAAGTGTGTCGACACCCTGCAGTGTCACGTTCTGCCCGGACAGCGCTTCAAGCCTGTTCAGCACAGCCGCGACGCCCGGCTGAAGCGCGGGGTCGTACCCGAGATCGGCCAGTGAAGTCTGCAATGACGTTTTCAGCCGTTCTACTGCCTGCGGGGCGTAGATAACGCCCGCGTCGTCTGCGGCTTTATATGCAGCCGACGCGGCTTGCTGCAGTTCTTCAGTCGAAGGAATGGGCGGCCTTTTGTTAAACGCCCCCGCGACCTTGTTAACGCCGCTCATGAGGGTTTCGCCAGCGATGTTTCCGGCGCCGCCGGTAAGGCCGCCGATGACTGCGCCGGTCGCAACGTCCTGATCGTTGCCCGCAGCGGTCAGCGCACCGTAGCCCGTGCCTTCTGCCGCCATAAGGCCCGTTCGCCCGGCGACACCGCCAAGCCCTTTCGCGCCAGCAGTTCCAAGCCTTCCCGTGATGGTCAAACCGGCCTTTGCTGCCCCCATGGGCACAGCGACGGCCGACCCGATAGCAGCGGCTGTCCCTGCGGATCCGGCGCGATCTTCCGCACCCTCCGTCAAAGCGCGTTCCGCTTCCGTGCCCGCCCCACTGGCGTAACCGGCCATCTTGTCCGCATAGCCGAATGTCAACGCATTTGCCGCAATGCGCATAATATCATCTGCGGCGACGCCCGCCTTCTGATACCAGGGCAAGTCGTCGAACGCCGCTTCAGGTTCGGCGGGCGCCGTCGAAGCGCCATATTTTTGCCAAGGGCCAGCGGCTGGCGCCGCCTGTTGTGCCGGTGCGTCGGTCTGGTATTTCTCCCAAGGCCCTGCCATCAAATCGGCTCCCAGTTGTTAGGATCGTTGGGCGCGCCGCCTTTGAACCGATACCCGTCTTCGACAGTGCCGGGCTCAATCGGCGGGCGTGGTGCTTGCGGGGCTTTGCTCTGCGCAGCGCCTGTCGGTGCCTGCGGCGGTTGCGGCGGCTGGTTTGGTTGTGGCGGCTGGTTTGGTTGCGGCCCCTGTGTCAACGCGTCCTGTAACTTCTTGGTCGGATCATTCTCGGCAAGGTACTGGGCCATCTGTCGACGGAAACCTTCGTCGATACGCCCGTTCTTTCCGACATACTCGGACCGCATGTCGTTCAGGTCGATGTTTTTCTGCTGGATCGCCATGAAATATTGCGCCAGCAGGCGGTTTGCCTGTGGCGAATTCCCCAAGGAGATCGACATGCTTTGCAAGAAGTTTCGATCTGCGTCGGACATCGCGCCCGGCATACCAGCCCCGCTGGATGGATCACGAAGGCGTAACGAGAGCTGCGCGCCGAGAGCGTTCAACATTTCCGCCGGACCGGTATCACCCGCTTCAAGGCCGAACGCGTTCATCGCCTTGCGAAGCGCCAATTTTGCGTTTGCCGCCGTGCCCTGATCGACCGTCGGATTATTCACCGCAGCGAGGATCGTCGAATATGTCCCGCGATCCGAGAGCGATTTGACGGCGTTTGCCGAAAGCTCATCGTTCAACTTTGCGTCGGCCTCGTCCATCGTCCGATCATAGGCGGACTGCTGTTGCCCGCGCCCGAGTGCTGCGATGCGCGCATCGTAAGACGCCCGGTTCGGATCGCCTGCAGGCAATGCGTCCCGTTCCTGGATCAAACGCGTCAACTCGGTGGCGCTATCAGCGGTCGGTTTCACATAGGGTTGTTGCCCGACGGCTGCCTGTCGCGGTGCGATAACTGGCTTACCGTTGGCACCGATGACCTGTTCCACATTGACGCCCTGCATAGCAATTTCGCGTTGATCCTGTGGCGACAACCCGCCGATAATGGCCCCTTTCATTTCGTCGTCGGTCAGCGGCTTATCGATGCCGCGACGTTCCGGCAATTGAGGAAGGCCGACGAGTGCCGCAACGTCGTCTGGAACCGCTGGCGCTACTTGGCCGGGGTTCAGCGCGCCGTACAGCGACGTAATCGCCGCCCGCTGATTATCGGCGCTATTGTTGGCGCGCAGAGTAGCCGCATTTGTGTCATAGCCATACCGCTTCGTAGCGTCGTCCATGTTTCGGGCAACGAAACCCTGCGTCGGGCCGTACAACTTCGCAAGAGCGCTCACACGGTCAAGCTGGTCATAGCTGGCGTTTGGGTCGCTGTAAGTGGTTATTGCCGTTTGCATTGCGTCGGCCGAAAGCCCGCGCTCGCGCGCAAGAGCATAGTTCGCGATATCGCCGCTACCTGGGGGCGCGAACAACTTGCTGAGATTGTCCAAGCCCTGCTGAAAGTAAGGATCGGTCGCCAGCGGATTTCTCTTGATACCGCCCATCGTCAAATACCTCCGAACCGAAGCGGGCTTTTCGGCGCCGCCGGGTAAAATGAACTAAGCGCGCCCACTCGCGACGTCGGAACAGGGCCGACGGTCGGCAGGATGCCCAAATGCGACGACAGCGTCGTTTGCGTGGGTGCTGCGGCAGCGCCAAACGGATTTGCGCCGCTGAGACCGGCGTTCAACGAAACACCACCCGCCGCGCCGAATAGCGATGCGAGCGTTCCCAAACCGGCGCCTTTCTGATTTGCCGCTTCCAGCTCGAACGGCAGCACGTCGGAAGACCCTCGCTTAAAACCGCCGATCTGCCCAATCGACATCGCGTCACGGGCCTGCAATCGGCTGTTCGCGCCGAGCACATCGCCGAAGGCGCGGAGATTGCCGAGCGCCGTTCCGGTGCGATCCGTGAAATCGCGGGCCTTTGCGCGCTGTTTCTGCTCTTCACGCACGACAAGATTGTTCGCCGACGTCGGAACGGCGGCTTCCGGCGCGGGCTCTGCGACTTCCTGGCCGGTGAAATAATCGGCCAGTTTCGTTGCTGCGGCCTGTTCCTGCCCGGCCGTGTCCTGGAAGCGATCTTGCGACTGCGTGTTGAGCGCGTCCGCCTCACGGTCGTAGCCCTGTTGGCGGATCCGCTCGGCGGCCATCGCGTCGTCGCGCGCTTTGGAAATCTTGCTCTGCGCCATGCCGTTCAATGCAGTGGAACCTGCCGTGAGCGCAACGCCTGCAATTGTTAATGGATCACACATGACGCGCTCCCTGCGATATCACCATCGCTCAATTCTTTACCTGCACTGCGCTTTGATTACCGAACAAACCAGTGTTGTAGCGCCCAATCTGCGCGCGCCCGACGCCGGATCCGGCGTAAGCGTTTGCCGTTTCGAGAGCCGACTGCGTGCCTAATCCCGCTGTAAAGCTCGAAAACAGCTGCGAAAGCGGGCTGTAAGCCGCAGGCTGTGAGAGGGCCGATGCTCGGTTGATAGCCGAGCTTGCCGCCCCTTCTGCGTCGCCTGTGGCGTTCAGCGTCGCGATCAGGTTGGTGCGCGCGTCTTCGACGGCGTTCTTCGCCTCTGTCGAGTGAGAAAGCGCGTCGTCGGCGATCTTCTGCTTGTTGACGTCGTAAAGCTGCTGCAGCTGACCGACTTTTTCCGCTCGCGCCGAACTGTTTGTGAGCCCGCCTCGCGCAAGCGAATAAGTCAGCTCCTTTTGTGCTTTCGCGTACTGGTCTTCCAGCTGTGGCGCTGCGTAATTGATGTAATTCTGACGTTTCTGATCGAAATACGCATCGTTGAAACCTGATGTCTTCTCTGTTCCGGAATACAGTTTGCCCCCTGAAACCATACCGGCAAACTGTTCTTGCGGCGTCTTGTTCGATGTCGCCGGCATCCCGCCCCCACCAAACACGGACGCGAGTTGTTGAACGCCAGTAGGGGTGCCGTTGCTTGCGGACGCGACCGCTGCAGGAGACCACGCCGAACCATCTTCAAGATAGTACTTCGCGGTGGGGTCGAAGATTGTCGAATTGTCGAGCTTGCCAGACCCAATCGTCCGCCCGTCGAAAATAGAGTTGATCCGTTCCGTACCGGCACGAATACGCGCTTGACGCTCTTGCTCGTCTTTACGCGCCTGATCGGCTGCTCCGCCGCCGCCCTTTTTGCCCATGGTGATTTATCCGCCGCATGAAAAAGCCTACCTGTTCGAAGTCGAAATGCTGCAGAAAACGAGCGGTGCGATCAGAGTTGAACTTGTTATCGTTCCCTCCTGTGATCTCTATCGCTCCTAGCATTTCACTCCATTCAATAAGCTGTTTGATCAGTAGCGCGGCGGCCCGACTTCCGCGTTTATCGGGACGAACAAACAATACTTCCTGCGTGGTATAAAGTCCAGCAGCGTGCCGATACTCGTTGATCGTCGCCACCAGGAGCGCGATCACTTCGCGACTGTCTTCGACGACGAACATAGTCGTTTCGCCGCGATCCAGATATGCCCAGCAGGTTTCCCGCACCTTGTCGGCGGAAAAGATCAAATGTGGTGTCGACAGCTCGCAATTCATGCGCGCCAATTCGACGATCGTTTCGATATCCGCTTCAAGCGCCAGACGAACAAACATCACGCACCATCGAAAATTGAATGAAAGCTTCCCCGCCTTTTCCGTAGCCTCGCATTGGCCCTGTTTCCGGGGTCAGGCCGAGCAATTCTAACCAACGATGCGCGTCATGATGCGAGGCTATCGAAACGGCTTCGATCCTGTGGGCGCCCGCTTGGAAGTAGCGCGGGAATAGGTTGTTCTTGATAAACCGCGTCATTGGAAAGCCGATTTCGGAAAAACGGTCAGTCGCAAAGAACAGTAATGTTATTACATTTGGTCGAGTTTCTATCGTGCCGCCGATACAGATCGAGCCGCGTTCGTCGCCGCCGCAAAGCGTGTCGTCTCTGTCGCCATAACGCTCTGCCAGCAGCTTCGCCAAATCTTCCCTGTTATCGGTAGCGGAAACGGCCGAAAACTCGGCATAGTCCCGTTCGCGCATCGCCTGCGCCACGGTCAGAACATCGCCATAGGACGCGCGGTCAATCATCATCGGCGCTGCCCTCGTAATGGACGACGACGGAGCTTAACCGCGCAGGGCCGGATCCTTTCGACCGAAAACGCGGGCTGATATGGGTAGACCCACCAATTGAGGGCACGCGATCGTCATTGAACGTCGTCTTCGACAGCGTCGCGATAACGTCCTTTGCGTTCTGGTTGTTGATGCTCATGGCGTAACTGACTTCCCATTCGCCGGTCAGGGCCGCATCGACGCCCGACCATTCCTTGACACGGGTCGGATCGTTCGCGTCGAGGAAAGGTAGCCAGGCTTCGGCGATCGTCCCGTCAAATACCTGTTGAGGGGTGTTCAGCCCGCCGTAGACGAAAATTCTATTACCCGAGCGGACGTAGACCTTTTTCTTGAAGACGCTGGCGCCGTCGATGACAAACTGTTCGCCGTCTGGATCGGTCGGCTCGTATGTCGACCAGGCGCTGACCTTGGCGCCGCTGAAATACGAAAAGACGTAGATCGCGTCTTTGATGATGAGCCAGAACCGGCCGTCGCGCGGTTCGATAAGGCCGATGATGCTCTGCCGTTCAATATCCGTCAGCGACGCCAGCTTTTCAACGATCAGAGTATCGACGGGAACACCGATATCAGTCGTCGCGGCGGCGTTGGAACTGTCGCGCGCTTTCAGCGAGCGCAGACCGCTTTCGTCGAGATAGAAAATATCGTTGTCCCCGAACTGCGTCACCGAATGCGGGCTGATCGTGCCAGTGTTGTTCAGAACCTGTGTCTGCCGGTTCAGCGTCGGGTCCGGATCGAAAAACCAGATCTGAATTGTGCGCTCGGCGAAGACCGCGACAAGGTTCTGATACCGGGCCAACGCGACCAGCTCTTCCGAGCCCGAGCTTTCCGTCGACATGTCGATGAAACCCGCACCGATAAAGTCGGTCGTCCATTTCGTCGGCTCGGCGATGCCCGAAAAGTGCGTATTCGGGCCGCTGACCGAATACATTTTCTGCCCGATCGTCTTCACGAACGTGCCAGGCTGGAAAACATCGTCGACGCCGCCCGCCATCGGGCCGTTGACCGTGATTGCGAATGTGCCGGTGACAGTCCGAGCCACGACTTTACCGTTCGCCTGGGCGCCATTGTCCGTCGCCGAAATCGTCACGACGCTGCCCGCTGCGCTGGCTGAATATTCGGGCGACGACGTGTAGCCGTTAATCGCCGTGGCGATGGCCGCTGCCGTCGTGTCGTTGTTGCCGGTGTGATTGACCGTGCCGCTGATGATCGAAACGCCGTCGACCGTCAAAGCGGTCAATTGATTGCCCGCCGCGCCCGCCGTGACGGTGATCGTCGTCGACGCTCGAGATCCGTTCGACGAGCTGCCCCCATCCAGCGTCAGGCCGTTCGTCGGCGCGACGGTGAAACCATTCGCCAACGTGAAGATGATCGCTCGCGCGTTCGCGGCTGTGCCTGGTTCCGCCGCGATCAGGTTGACGGTCGATCCGACCGCCGTCGCCTCATAATCCGGAACGGATGCAAACGAGTTGATCGCCGCTGCAACCGCGCTCGCAGTGTCTTCGTTGCTCGTCGCCCACTGAACCGGCGCGACAATCGCGCTGACGCCGTCGATCTTGATATCGACCAACGCCGACGTCACCGAATTGGCGCCGCCGCTCATGTTCTGATAGTTGCCAGTCGTCACGTCGCCGCCAGCGCTCACGACAATGGCCTTTCCGTTTGGCGCTGGCCCTGTGTTCGACGCGGTAATCCGGACGGTCTGACCGTCGGCAACGGCCGAATAGTTCGGCACGGACACGAAGCTGTTGACCGCAGCCGCGACCGCCGACGCGGTCGTAGCGTTGTTACCTGTGTGCGCCACGTCGCCGCTCATAATCGCGACGCCGTCGATCGTCACGGCGGAAATCTTGTTAGCGGTGGCCGACGTCCCGCCTGTGATTTCAAAAGAGCCCATCGCCGCGACTGCGGGCGTGACGCCCCCGCCAGTTACTTCGAAGGATGCGCGAGCGCGACCGTCGAACCAGTCGTCGACACGCGTTCCGTTATAAAAGTGATAGATCGAACCGTTGGCGAATTCCCCGACGACGTAAAGCTTGCCGGCGTATAGATCGACCGACAGGATCCGCGTTACAGGGATGCCGCTTGGGTGCTGCAGGCGTTGGTAGAGAACGCCGACAGGCAACCCGGCCGGTGCTGGCCCGCTCCCGAACACGTAGAGGCTGTTATTGGTGGCGGAAAGGCCGATCGTGCCTGCGGGCAGATCGATTTCAGGCACGAAAGCGGCGCGTCTTTCAAACTCGCCGCCCCGGCTGATATGTCCGTTGACAGCGCGAACCAGCACGCCGCCGGACGTCGTTTCCGGCAAGCGGCGGGTGTCAAGCCCGCCGACAAATTCCTTGATCCAGATTGTGCCCATGGATCAACCCGTCTTGTTGTAAACGGCGATTGGAACCTTGCGGATCCGGTCGCGCTCAGTGCCGACGCCAACGGTGAATTTCTTGCGCGGCATGAGGGCGCCTCGCAGCTTCACATAAAGGCGGTTCGCCTCGTCCAGCTTCAGCTGTGCGTCCTTCGCGCCCGTTGCGGCCAGATAGTCCGCAGCGCAGGATTTCACCAACAGCATATCGTCGAGATCGGCACGATCCGAGCCTGCATTAAGCGCCTCCAGATTGCGAATACCCGTGATCTTGATCCGGCCTTCAAGGTTCGTCGCGTCAAAATTCGCGTCCGGTATCGGCCAGATCTCGAGCTGTTCGTCTTCGGAAATTCGCCAGCGCCGAACTGGCCAGGAACGTTGGTCCAATTCGCTGTCGTAAGCGGCGTAGTGGCACTCGTCGATACCGGGCTGCAGGAGCTGGTAAACGCTGTCCATCCTGACGCTGATATGGGAGATACGATCAATGTCGAGGTCGTCGGGCATGGAATAGAAGCGTTGCCCGGCCTGCAGATCAAGGTAGCGATCGACGCGCAAATGCGGCCATGCAAAATCGCTCCAAAAGAATTCTTGTTTCGCCTGTAAGGCCTGAACCTGCGCGTCGCGATGCTGTGCATTATGCGCTGCGTTCAGCGAAATTCGGCATGCAACCCGCAGATCGATAAGGAGGCGATCCAAAGTCGTTCTGCGGGCCATGTCTGTTCCTCGTCTTCGAGACTGTGCGGATTACGAAAGGACGCCAGCGCCACCGACGCCGTCATTCATTTCACCGACGCCGTCTTCGTCTTCTTCCTGGTCCTGCTCGGCCTGCTCTTCGTCCTGATCGCCAGCGGCTTCCGCCTCTTCGATCTTGGCGATGATCTCATCCTTCTTGCGGATGCCCGTCAGGTCGATACCGCGATCAGCCGCGTACTTGTTCAGTTCGGCGACAGTCATCGCGGCAAGGCCGGTCGCAGCAGACGGGGCAGAACCGCCCTTCTTGCCGTCGCCGTCGTGATCCAGCGGATCGCGGTCGGGCGTCGACCGCTCGACGGGCTTGAACAGGCTGTCGTCAAGCTCAAGCTCTTCGAAAGTGTCGAAGACGCGAGCCGCAGCGCCCGGAAACAGGGCCGATACTGCGGGGGCTGTGCTGTTGCCGTTTGGCTGACGCTGACCGTAGACTTCGGTCAAGCGTGTCAGCTCCTGGCGGTTTGAGCGGTTAATATCGCCGGTCTTCTGAATATCGAAGACGGCGTCGTCGCCGTGAATGACACGCAGAACGGCAATTTCCGCCGGCGTGATGTTGTCCTTGGGAACTGTGTTCCCGCTATCGCCGCCAAGGGCGACCATTGCGCTGCCGACTTCCATTTTCCTAAATCCTGTATTGTTGCGACGAAAGGCAGAAAGCGGGGCTGACCCCGCCTTCCAGGTGCATTAAAGGCTCGCGACCTTGTCCTGTACCTGTTTCGGGAACGTGAGGTTGTACGACCCGTTGATATCGATCTGACCGAAGCTGACGCGCAGCTCGGCACCCGCGGGCCAAGTCGAACCGGTGTTATTCGTGATCGTGATGGCCGACGCACCAAACGCCATGGCGACGTTGCCCGCAACGCCCTGACGGTATGGCCCATCTTCGCCGATCATGACCCTGCCGCCGGTGCTGGTCTGCAGCGACGCCTGGTTCTGCCCGGAAGGATATCCGACGTCGACGGTGCCGCCATTGGCGACAGCGGCGGAAAGTCGTGTGGAGGTATTTGCAATAGCGCCCATTTTAAAGGCTCCTTCGAAAGGGATAAGGACGAAAAGACGGGACGTTTCCGGCCCGTCTGATCATGTCTTACGCGATATCATACACCGCAGACGTGTTGAGCTGCCGCGCCATGAGAACGGCAGTCGTGGTGATGCCGTTGTACATGACGTAGCGGTCGTAAGGACGCGCCGGGTGGTGCTTCTTCATGCGCTGGCCGTCCATGTAAAGGAGGCGCAGGCCGGTCTTACCCATATCGATGAAGTAAGCGCGCTTCGACAGGCCGATATCGTCCATGGTCGGATCCCATTCGATAGGAACCTTCTTGAACGTTGGATCGTCCATGCCGCCGTCGGCGTTGTTCTGGCCCTGCCAACCCGTGTGGGTGTAGCTGCCGTTCGCGCGCAGTTCCTTCTGGTAAGCTGCGATCCAGTCAGAACCGGCAAAGATGCGCAGGCGGGTCTGGCCGTTGCGATACTTGCGCAGAAGGCGCCATTCCTTTTCAAGGAATTCGATCAACGACCCGCCGTTGGCCGGGTTGGACACGATCGCACCCTGACCGCCAGCTGCGCCGAACGCAGCAGTCGCGGCGCGGTTACGCCACCATGCGTTCGTCACGCGGCTGATCGTACCGGTCGAACCGACGTTCGGGTTGGCGAGAATGAAAGCGCCGATGCCGGCCAAGGCCTTCGCGTCGGTGGTACCATCATTGTGCAACAGACGGTCAAGCGAAAACGCGTAGTCTTCGCCGAGATCGTCCATTTTCTCGTCGAGCAAATTCGCGAGAACGTGCTCTTCGCGGCCTTCCATGGGGCGGGTCGTATCTTCGCCGGGATCGTCGTTGATGTCGATACCGTCGGCCTTCAGCTCGGTATGCGTCAGCACGATACCGATATGATGCTCTTTCCACGGATATTTCGCGCGCTTGCGGCCAGTCGGGTTGTAGTAAGCGACCTGATCGTCGCCCGAGTAACCCTGCAGCGAGCCGCCGCCCTGGCCGGATTTGACACCGACAGAAACGACGTCCTTACCGCCGGAAAACTTTCCGGCTGCGGTGTTGAAAGCGTCGAGCATCGGCTTGTTGGCAACGTTCTGTTTCCAGACCTTGCCCTTGTCGATATAATTCTCGAGCGCAGAAGCATTGATATCGCTCAGTTCGTCAGCAGTAAAAGCCATCTTGGCTTGTCCCTTACGTCTTAACGGCTGCGGCGTGCACGGATGATGTCAAGCGTGCTCATGTTCGCCGGGTCCGTTCTTCCTGCGACCTCGCCGCCCCTGACAGGTCGGATTGCCGGTTTCCGCTGCTGTTGGACGGGTGCGGGCTTGAACTGATCGCTTACTGCCTTGTAGGCGCGGTCAAGCTGGTCCTTGACGCCGTCTGGCGTCGTGGGCCGACCTTCCTTCTGCTGAAGAAACAGGATCTCCTTTTGGAGCGGCTCGAATTTGGCGTCGAAATTCGGGTCATTGCGACGACGGCGCGTTTCCCAATCATCCGCCGCGCCGGTGATGGCGCTTGCGCTTTCGCGCTGGCGGCGATCTGTGTCGCGCTGCTGTGCGAACGACTGCTGCGTCTGCGAGGCTGCAACCCCTGCGCGGGCGCGGCTGACTTCCAGCGCTGCCGCCTGATCCATCTTGCCTTCCTGGACCATCTGCTGAAGGTCGGTAGGAAGGACTTCACCAGCTGCTACAAGCAGCTTTTGGACGGTTGGCTTCAGCTGTTTCCACGCTTCGACAGGGTTGTTCTTGATCAACCCCATGATGGTCAGGCCGTCGGCTGCTTCTTCTGCGCTCAGTCCCTGGTTGTCCAGGAATGACTGCACGTTGTTGTAGCGTTCGGCGTCCTGCTTGAAGCCGTTGCGCTGGCGCAATAGCTGCTGGAAGCGTGGGTGCTTATGGAACGGAACGTCGGTATAACCTTCGTCGTCCTGTTCCTTCTGCTGCTGGTTGTCGGTCGTCTGACCGTTTTCTTCGCCTGTGGCTGGCGAGGCCTTCTCTTGTCGGCTCTCCGTGACGACGTCACGGACAACATTCAAAAGATCATCTTCTTCGCCGGTCGCGGAGGACGACGTCGCGGGCTTCTGCTGATCGGCGGTGTCGCCGTTCGCATTTACGTCCTGAGTGAGATCGGTGGACGGCTCCAGATCTTCAATTTCGTTATCGTCCAATTTGCAAAACTCCTTGTTGCAGTCGTCTATAATTACGCCATGTCTGTTTGTGTGGCAAGTGTATGCCGCGATAACATACAAAACGCGCGCAATGCGATGCTATCGCACCACTGACAAACGCGGGCGAACCGGTTTCGTAAAAGTGACTTCAGCCCATCCCTCGACAGTCGACGGCGCGAAAGTAATTTCGTAACCGAAGTGCCGCCCGATACGAAAAAGCATCTCGCCGTTCTCGAAGTGATAAACCCCGATAAGTTCATTAGGAGAAGCTGATAGTTTCTCAAAAACTTGCCCGGCCTCAAACCCGGCCGTGAAACTCTCGCTTTCGTCGATAAACTTTATAATAAGACCGTGCTCAACAGCGATCATTCCCGAACTCCTTTCGATCAAATAGGGCTTGCGACCTGGTTCGAACCGAACGACGGGCCGGTTCCACCTTCGCCCCTTGGCGGTTGCGGAGCGTTGTTCGCGCCTTGTGGCCCTTGCGCTGCCGGATCCGACGCAGGATCGCCAGCCGGTGCGCCCATTTGCGATTGCTGGTTCATCGACACGATCGACGGAATACCGGCAGCAATAGCAGCCGTCAGGTCCATTCGATCGTCAAGACGACGCAGCGTTTCGCGGGCAAGCCAGTAAGGATCGATGTTCGGCAGCTGCATAACCAGCGGCAACATCTGCTTCCAATTATTGATTTCGACGGCCTGGTTCGGCTTACCTGTCGATCCGGCTTCGACTTCCAGAAACACTTCGTCGGCGATCTCGGCCAGTGTCAGTTCGGGCCAGACCGCGCCAGGGCCTGCGATCTCGGCAACCTTTTCGGCCGAATACTCGCGCAGCATGATCTGGCCGGATGCACGCGCGATCGTCGTCAAGAAGCTGTCGAGATCGTCGATCGCCGAACCGTCCGACGACGTCGTCGAATTGGCGGCGATCGCGCTCTCCGTTGCGGTGGCCTTTGCCACGCCGCCGAACTGCGCTTCCTGCGTCCCGACGACAAGCTGCGTGTCGGTGAAGACTTCGTTCGTATCGTAGAGGTTCGGATCGACACCCGGCACCGGCAGTGTCTGAAGAACGTTCTGAATGCTCGTCGTCGGATCGATGTTCAGCCCGACGGCTTCGAAAGCTTTCAGATTGCGAATGGCCTGCGGATCGTCTTCGTCACCGAACGAACCGTTCGCAAACACCCAACGCGGCCTTGCGGCTTCGCGGTGTTCCCGCTTGCCCTGGCGTGATCGGTTATGCTCCTTCTGCATGTCGAGCATCAACGACACGTCGGACGGCGGAAACAGCTCGTCTTCGCTTTCGACATCGTTGAACGTCAGAGCATAGATCGGCCAGAAGTCTTCGACGAAGACGTCCGGCGGCGCGGGCTTGCGAAGAAAATTTGGGTGGCCGTCTGCAAGGTAATAGACCAGCCCGGACGGCTTGTCGTAATACTTCCAGACCAGCACCATACCGTTTTTCTTTTCAGACGGCGGCGACCATTCGTAGTCATCATCAAGAACGTCGTTCGAACTGATTTCGCGCGAAGACCCGGCATTCGCCGTGTAGCTGGTGTAAGCGCTGGTCACGTCGACGTCGAACAGTTCCTTCACTTCGTCGACCGTGTAAACGTATTCGATCGTCATATGCCGGGCGCCGACGAAACCGTCGAGCGACTTGCAGAGCTTATCCGGAATGACCTTCGTCGACTGAGGGAAATCGAAGATCAGGCCTTCGCGCAGCAAGATTTCCGGCTCACTCATCAACGCTTCGACACTGTGCTCGAGCTCGGCACGCTCCGCAGCGTCGATATCCATTTCGCCTTCGGCCATTTCTTCCGCGAGGCGACGCATGTGATCCAGACGAACGCGGGCGTCGGCCAGTTTCTCGGTCATGCCGGGACGCGGGCCATACTCGCGCTGAAAGCCTAATTCGACATAGCCGACAGACGTCGTGCAAGCGCGGCGGACAAGCTTCTTCATAGCCCGCTTGAAATCGATCGGCTTCTGTTCCCGCATACCATGCGAGAACAGAATTTCCATCGTCTTGCCGATCTTGTCGATCATCGTCCGGCGCGCCATTCCCTGTTGGAAATCGGCCATTGTTGCTTGCGCCTGCTCGAAACCGGGTGGCAGCTGCGGTTCGGGTGCCGGCATGATCGCGCCGGTCAGTGGATCCTGTTGCGCGGTGGCGGTCTGCGCCAGTTGGACGGCTTGCATACCCATCTGTATCGTTTGATAGGCAAGCATGAGCGAAGCGGGGTTTTCGTCCCATACGGCGAAGTCCAGCGTTTCTTTCCGCCTGGCGACAGCCCGTGGGTTCTTGGCATAAAGCGCCGCTGTCTTTTGCTTGACGTGGCGCCCCGCGATATTGGCGCGATAGCGTTCTTCGCCCCAATCCTTGTCAGCGCCCCACATAGCAATTTGCATATCGCGACGCATGCGTTTGAAAGCACGTTCGTGGTGCTTTTTGTCAGCTTTGATAGTCCGGCAAATCTGCGCAACAAGGGCTTTGTCCTGTCGTGAAACTTCCGCGTCCTTCTCGGCGTCGGCCGTTTCGATGGCGTTTGTCTCGTTCTGCTGGCCGACGTCGTCCGCGAAATCCATCAAAAACCTCCGGCCGATTTGCGCGCTTGCTCGCTCTTCGTCCAATTATCCTGAAGTTTAACCCATGCTAGGCTGCCGAACTTCGGTTGTTCCTGCCGCTTTTGCGCTGCTGTATTTTTACCCGGCCCGAACTGACTTTGCAATCCAAGCCCGATATAGGCCAAGGCGTCGACGAAATCGTCGTGCGGGCCGTTCGGGAAAGCCATCATTTCGTTGATCGCTTTTTCCACCCACAATTCGCCGCGCGGGAAAAAGACCTTACCCATAGCGACACGGGCGGCGATCGACTGCGCGCGCTGCGCCTTGTCATTCGCCGGGGTCACTTCACGGATGTTGATGTAGACGCCAGTTTCCAGCATGCGCTTGCGCAGAAATGGCCCGATTGACTTCGATATGTGGCCTTTTTCCGCCCACCACAGGAGCGGCTTCATATTGCCGCGGCACATGTTGATCATGGCTTCGGTCGCGACGTCGGATTTCATCTTCCGCCAGTCGCATTCGAGAATAAATATATTATTCTGCCGGTCGACGCCGACTTTCAGCAAACAGCTCGGGTCATTGCGCTGGCCTGTCGCGACGGCATGGTCAGACGACGCATAGATGCGCAAATCTTCCGGCAGCGCCGCCGTGTTGTCAGCGCCCGAGTGCGTCCAGAAGCGAATATTCTCACGCTTGAACAGATCGCCGTCGAGCAATGACGGGCGCTGCTGGTAAAGCGCTGCAAAACCGAGCGGGTCAAGCGACTGCTGTTCTTCCAGAAAATCCAGATCGAATTTGTCGGGGCCATCCGCCCACAACGGTTCGCCCGCCACACGCCCGAGCGGGTCGTCGTCTTCAGCAATCGCGGGCAGATTGATAATCTTGATCTTCTGCGCCAGCTTCGGATTGTAATGCTGGTTTTCGGGATCCGTCAGGCGGCCAATCGGGTCGTCGGCGTGCCAGCGCGTAAACGTCATGATGACAAGCTTCAGGCCCATACGGCGCGACATGGCGACCTTCGTAAACCAGTTCCATGCCTGGTCGCGGATTGCCTGCGACTGCGCTTCCTTGTCGTCCTTGATCAGGTCGTCGATGATCAGCAGATGCGCGCCGCGGCCCGTCAGCGAGCCGCCACGGCCGACGAACGACCATTGGCCGCCTGCGGTCGTCTTCAGGAAGTCGGACGCCGCGCCTCCGCGTTGTAGCCTGACGCTCGGGAATACCTGCTTGAACTGCGACGACTGCACGATCGAACGCACGTCTTTGCCGAAGTCGGACGCGAAATCGTCGTTGTAGGTCGCGACGACGCCGTTCTGCGTCGGAAATTTGCCGAGAAACCACGCCGGCAGGCGGCGCGATACCTGTTCGGACTTTCCGTGGCGCGGAGGCATGGTCAGGATCAGAAACCGGATTTTCCCGGAAACGACCTCTTCAATCACCCGGGCAATCGCCCGATGATGCTTGGCATCCTGGTATTTCGACCGGTCAATATCGTTGGGGTCTTCCGGATCCGGCGACGTAAACTTGATGAAGGGCATGAAACGATCGCGCGCTTCAATGGCCTTCTGCTGTCGCTTCAGCAGCCCGAGCTGCTTATGGATCTCGACGACGTCCGTCTGTTTGGCCGCTCGCTGTTCCGCTTCCCAATCCAGGCGTTTGCCGGTCTTCGGATTGATGCTGCTACGGGCCATTTTGCGAACGCGCCGGTTTGACGCCCGGATTGGACTGCGTCAGCATTTCCCGAATGAAACGAATATCCGAGCCTTGGCTTTGAACTGCGGTTTTCAACTCGTCGACGCTTTTCGCCAGCGTCGCGGAACCTTGTTCCTGCACGGTCAGGCGATAGGACAAATTATCGATCTTGCGCAGTTCTACTTCGTGCCCGGTCAGTCGCTGATCAGTGCGCGCGTCGGTCGTGGCGATCGCGGTGGCGCGCTCCTTGTGCAGCTGTTCGTGATTTGCCTGCCAGGCGTTGTTGCGGTTTTCGTAGTTGTCGATCCGGGTCGTCAGCGAGCCCCAGACGACGCCCCATCCCGCAAAGGTCGCGCAAAGCCCGATCGTGACGACAGCGGTCGTCATATTCAGCTCATATTTGACTTTCGGGGCCGAAATCTGCATATCGCCATCCTCGTCGTTTGCGGCGGGCGAGCGTCGAAAGTTGCTCATTTCCACCCGCATCGCTTGGCGCCGTAGCTGTTATGCTTCAAGATCTGCGTCTGCGTTTCGGGCGTTACCTTGTCGTCGATTGACGGACGAATGGGCGATGCCGTGTCGCAGAAGTCACTTGTCACGCAGCCACTTGTTCCACTCACGATCGCGATCAGCGCTGCGCATAGTGTCAATCTTTTCATCGCTCGCTTTCCGATCTCGCATGGAACGCGCACGCTCGGCGTCCAGTTCACTGTTTCTGTCTTTCCAGCCCTGTTGACGCGCCCGCAGCTGCAAAAGGCCCGCCAGCGCGAAAGCGCCGGCGATCAAGGCATTGCGCAAGCCGAACAGGCGCTGCAGGGCGAAAACGCCTATCGCCACGGCGATCAACCAAACCCACCACGGTATCGAATAGGTCAACCAATCACCCATTGGCGTTCTCGAAACTGCGCAGAACCGATTTGACACGGGCCGCGATCATTTCGCCGCGCCACAGCATGACGATCACGGCCAGGACGCCGAAACCGACGAACACGGCCTTCAAAATATCGCTGCTCGGCATGAAATAGCTGGCGACGGGCGCGACGGTCGCGATGCCTGCAGCCAATCGGTTCGAACCGGTCTTTTCAGCGCCTTCCGGTGCGACAGGGACGGTCACTTCCTCGACGACAGGGGCGGCGGCCACTTTCATGGCGTTCATGCTGGCAAGATACTTGTGCAGCGCGGCGCGTGTCTGCGGTCCGCTGTCGCCGTCAACCGCACCGTCGTACAATCCGGCGCGCTTTGCTTCGGTCTGGAACTCACGCAGCGACCGAAAACCGGTAAACGCTAGCGCAATGCGCGCATATTGCGCCAGACGGTCGGAAAAGCCGTTCAGGCCGCCATTTATCCGCTTCGTGATCTGTTCGATGTTGTTGCTGTCGGCCAAAACGTTCAGCGACTTGCCCGTCGGATTGCCGACGGTCCAATACCAGATCGGCGCGAGCCCTTCCCAGGGGTCGGTATTCAGCAAATCAGGGTTGGCGACAAAATCGGGCGGGTTCAGACCGTTTTCGCGGCACCAGAGCATAAACCGCTCAACGTTTCCGCGACCTGTGATCTGGATCGTCGTCCGACCCATGTACTTTTTGCCGTCGCCGTCGCGCTCGGGCGTGTTGCCGAGATCGGTGCGCGTGTCGTAGCGCTCCTGTGCGGGCGTCGGCCCCCAGATTTCGCGATCATAGCGAAACCCGGCGCTTTCGTGGGCGAGCTGTGCGAGGAAATGGGCCAGACGGTGCGCCGGAAGCATCCCGGTTTCGCGCCCGAAACGGGCCAGACCCGCTTCGACCGACGCGAGATTGACCGCCGCCCGCTTATCCGGAAATAGCGCCTTCACGGCGGGAGGAATAATCTCGGTTCCTGCAAGGTAAACCATTCGGCGGCCTCTGTCTGAATTTGTAGGCCGACAATACCGCAATACGCGGGGCAAAAGCAAGGCCGCCAAACCAGGGGTTTAACGGCCTTCAGGTAACGTGACAGAGAGGAAGGAAAATACACGTTCGTCATTTGTAGGCCGATCTCGACCTACGGTCAAGCCTTATGCGTTCCCTCGACGCCGCGGCGCATACGCGCCAGCGTCCGGGCTTGCAGCCAATGCTGCGCTTCTTCGATTTTCGTCAACGCCAGTGCATTTTCGCGGCAGGCGAATGGCCCTGCTTGAAAAGAACGAAGCCGGTCTGCGACGATTGCGAGAAGCGCCTCCTGCGTGACACCGTTAACCCCGGCTTCGTCGATAGGGCCGTTCTGAAAATTTATGTCCCACACACCGACCGCGCCGGATCCGTCGGGCGCGCGTGTCCAATTCGGCGTCGTGATCATGTAATGGTGGTTCGCGCCGCCCGCGCCAGCTTCGTCGAGAACGGAAATACTCAGCTGATCGTTTGCCGGGTTGATTTTATGCTCATCGAGAGTGCGCATGACGTTGGCCCTGTTTTGTCGGTGGCGTGAGGCGGTTCCGACCATCGACGGTGAAAGTTAAAGTTTGCAGCCAACAAACCACGCCACGTCGGAACCGTAGGCCAACATATGCCGACAAATCAGACATTGCAAGGCCGGTGGCGAAAATCATGCTGATCGCCCGGAAAGGCCGCGACGGCGGGGCGTTGGGGTGGTGGCCGGGTCTGCTGGTCGACCGATACGGACGGGGCGCCGGGGCGGACAGATTGTCCGTTTCGATTTTGGGGGCGAATTTTTCTATGGGCGTCTGATGCAGTTTCCGGATGGGCGCGCGGACTACCACCAGGGGGCGGGTGCGGCCCGGTAGGCCGGGGCGGCGGGCGCTCGGCGCGCCGCCCTCTGTGCTAATAAGATAGTTCCGATGACAATGTTATCAATCACTTAACGCAATACGCTGCGCACTCGTTGCGCACAATCACTCGAAAACGTCAGCACCCGAGGCACTGATCGGCTCTTCGATCGCATCGATCGGCTTGGCCTTGTCAGCGGCTGCACGCTCCAAGGCTGCGATGGCATTCGCCAGTTCTTCGCCCGACATTTCGTGCGGTTCCTTGCTCTGTTTCAGGTCGTCCATGCCAAGCGTGCGGTCCATGACGACCTTAGCCGCCTGCACTCTGGCCCCTGCCGGTGCCTTGCTGTTGCTGATGATCTCGACGAGGCAACGCACGGCGGCGGGCAGCGCTTCCGAGAATAGCCGCTCCTGCTGCTGGCGCCCGATTTCGGCGAGCACAGCGGGCCTGGAAAGCGCCCTGCCAGCGTCCCGCGCCGGTTGCTTGTAGCCCGCTTCCTTCGCCGCATATATCCTGTCGCCGGTGGCCGCCATGCGGTCGATAAACACCTTTTCAGCCGCCGTAGTCTTCCCGCTTTTGATCGGCATTCCCGCTACTTCCAATCCAGATTGTTGAACAATCCATTACATATTGTTCACACGTCCCGCAATATGCGGCGCTTCTGATCTCGAATTTACCCGCTTTTGTCTGCTTCGTCGACCTACACAAATCAAAGCCGTCATACAAACCCGCCATCCTTCGTCCCGAGCATTGGCCCTTGTCGTCGGCCCTTTGCCTTCCGCTACTGGGACAATTTGTCCGCGCCCTTGTTCGGGCGCTCTGCCTGTCGGTACAAAATACAAGTGCGGGTTAGGCGGCCTATCAGGGCCGCCACCCGCTATACGTAGTATAGGGTTAACTTCCGTACTTCCGTAAAACAACCTCCGTTAATAAAATCAATAACTTAGCGATACACTACCGTACTTCCGGGAACTTCCGTACAGACTTCCGTAAACTCAATTAAATCAATAACTTAGCTTACAACCTCCCGGGACTTCCGTAAACCTCCGTATCAACTTCCGTAAACCTCCGTAGACTTCCGTTAGTCGAAAACGCTCTTCTCAGGGACAATCTGTCCGGCATCAGCAAGCACTTTATAACCCCTGCGCTTGCTATCACTGTCGACCATTTCGACCCGAATTAGCCCTGACGCCTCCCAAAGCTTCAGTGTCTCTTCCGCGTCGGCGCCGTCAAAACCGTAGTCAAGGACCATTCGGCGGACCGCATATCTGTCTTTCGCCTGCGGTGCCTTCGACCACGGTTCACCCTCATTCCACGCTTTGCGCATGGCGTCGAAGACAGAGGCCGTCGTGTCGGGTGTCAGCTCTGTGCCCGGCCCGATGGTCTGATCGGCGCGCTCGACAGTGATCGACGTTTCGCCACCTTCTAGCGCGACCGTGTCGAAGCGATAGGGCTCGTCCCAACCGTCCGGCCCGTCCTTCATCTTTTCGCATTCGATATGACCGACGGTCGCACCCTTGCGACGCTCGAGGCGGAAGACGAAGTCGCCCGCGCCTAGGAGCACCGTGGAACCGCGCATGTCGCCTGATTTGCCCGCATGGTGCACACCGACCACGGCGCCGCCTGTGGCGTCCCTGACAGCGTCACAGGCCTGCACGAACCGCGTCATGTCTTTTTGCAAGTTCTCGTCTGCGCCTGGCATCGCACGCGACACGGTGTCGACGATGACTAGGGCGAATTTCGCGCCGGTCTGTTGCTGCGCGTTTGCGACCGTGCGGATCAGCTTCTGCATGTCATCTGGCGACATGAAGTTGATTGTCTCTTCGATCATCTTGAACCGAGACAGGAGCTGATCGGCGTCACCGTGCTTCTTGATCCATGCCTCGATACGGTTCCTGAAACCGTAGGAACCTTCGGCCGCGAGATAGAGCACTTGCGCATTGTCGTCGAAGATCAGTTCGTCGCCGTTCCATTCCCTCTTCCCCGATGCGACATGAAGGGCGACGTCGAGGATCCAGAACGACTTGCCGGCACCCGGCACGCTGTAGAGAAAGCCGACAGAGCGCTTGGGGATATGGCGCGCGACCAGCCATTCGGCCGGTGGGCGATTGCGCAGATCGTCGAGCGTGATCAGCCTGAACGTGTCCGTGCTTGCTGTGGGGCGCGCTGCGAGCTCGGCAAACGGGTTTGTCGGTTCCTGGATATCGTCGAACCAGACCGACGCCGTCGTGAACTGGCCGCTGCTGTGACGCTCTGCCAGCTCGTAAAGCCAGCCTGCGCCGCGGCGGAATGGCGGCTTCATGCGGTCCCAATCCGCCCTGACGACGTCGGGGTCGTTATCACCGTCCGTCCACTTGTCGCACCAGTCCGAAAAGATATGGAATGCTGTTTGCGGATCGTCGGGCAGTGCCGCCTTGATCGCATAGCCGATGCCGCAATAGCTTTCGCGCGACGGAAACAGATCGGACGTGTTGGGGATTGCTGCGACGGCCTGTTCGATGTTCTCGCGCGTGCCTTTCAGCGCGTCCTGATTGATATCCGTGTTGGCGCCTTCGCGGATGACTTCACCAGCTGCGGGCAAGAGCGGACGCAGCTTTTCAAGCAGGGCGGTGATTTGCTCGGGCTTGAATATCGGCAGCTCGTCGAACGGTAGAAGCGGCTTTGCCCATGTGTAGGGCTTTTGCGTCTTCGGGTGGATCCCGTGGACGACGAACTGCCTGCCATCTGAAAGGATTTCGACACGGTCAAGCAATCTGTTCTTGTCGTCGCGCTCGCCAAATTCGACGCGGCTATATTGAAAAGGGCCATCGACCCGGCAGACATAGGCCGCCTTCGGGTAATTGCCGATACGGATTGGCATGTCGCCCAGGTGTTCGGCGATGACGTCGCGGATGATGCGCGCGTGGTTTTCGTTCTTCGTGTCGGCGTCGATGACGATCAGGCCCCGCCCCGTCTTGATACCGACGCCGGCGCCCATGGCGTTCCAGCGATGCAGATCGCGTTCGTCGGCCTCATATGGCAGCCAATCGAAGCCGGACCAGTCGCCGTCCCTGTTGCGCACGCCCGGTGTCTTGCCGCGCCCGTCCTGTGTCGTGCCTACACGCTTGAACAGCGTCGACTTTTCCGAAATTTTGGCGTCGGGCGGAATGATGGGAACAAGCCGGGCATAGCCGAGCGAATGGAATTTGAGAAAAGGATTGCTCACGGTCACGCACCACCCCACATGTTAAGGCGGCGCAGCTCTGCGACTTCCTGTTTGACGAGATCAATGGCCCGCGGCGGAAGCGGGGCAAGGCCGATGACGATAGGCAGACTGGTGATTTGCGAAAGCGCGACGAATGCGGCGGCCTCTTCCAGATAATCGGCACCGGATGCGCAACGGATATACCACACGCCATTGCGCAGCTCGAGCTTATCGGGCCAGTTGTGGCATCGCGGGTAGGCGAGAAAGAAATCGACAATAGCCCGCATTTCCGGCCGGTCATCGTCTGGCGTGTTAAGCTTCAGCTTTCGAAGGCGTTCGTCGTTCAGCACTTCAAAGAATGCGCTTCTCAGATCGCGACGCCCGCGCCAATCTGCCTGTCTCTGTCTTAGTGTCTTGTTCACTGCATGGCCCCGCTGAATGGAATAACCGACGTTACCCCTGTGTGTCGTCCGACGTCAACCGACAAATCAGACTTGCCATACAAAATCCACCGTACTATATCTTGTGGGCAGTCCCTTTGTCGGTGACTAAATGCGTGAAAGCGGCGCGGCCTTTTCGACAGGGCAGCGCCGCTTTTATTTTTCGTAACGATGGTGGTAGATTATGCCCCGTCCTCTCTGTAGCTAGGGGCTGCGGCAAGTGCGGCGGCATAGCGAGCTTGCATCGCAGCGGCAGAAAAGTTACCGGTCAAATTCAACTCAGCAGCCATCTTTGGCGTCAATTCTTTTGGGACAATTTGCCAGCCTTCCGGTATCGCCACGTCCTGCACCTGTGCGGCGAGGGGAGCGTAAACCGGGAATAATCGTACTCCATCGACCTTAGAATACGGAAACATCGCATCGTATGGGTAGTTTTCTGGCAACTCGTCTTCGTAAATCCACGCCACCGGCTCCGCGTCCGTCGATAGGGCGGTTACCGCATCGTATGCAGTGCGGGCGATATGCTGATCGTCATGCATAGAACCTATGTCAAGCAATCGTTTGATTAGATCGGCTCGCTTCGCAGGCTCCGCGTCCGTCGATAGGGCGGTTTTGTTTTCGACGGGCCTAAGCAACTGCACCAATGCGTCGCCGTGCTCAGTGAAAAAATCTCTTGCGCGCCAATCCGTGCCCGCGTTTCGCGTGTTTGTTTCGTTGGTGCGTTTCACTTCGTCTACCATCCGCTTAGCGGCTTCAAATAAATCGTGCTGCGCCGGTTTCATCGTCTTAACTCCATAGATTGAACGACACGGGCGTATTGCCCGCTGGTTTCCTGTTGGCGGATATCCTGCTCACGTAGCTGGCGTTCGGCTTCCAGCAACACGCCGACCAGGGCGACGCACCCGATCATGCTCAACATCAACAAGCGGCCGATGCTGGTCGCTTGCGACGCGTAATTGCCGGCGAAAGTCGTGCTGCGTGCGCGGTGGTGCTGAAGGTGGACGGCGAAGGACTGGCACTGGCCTGGCGCGCAGTGGCAACCGTCGAACAGTTTGACGGGGCAATCGGTCATGCTGGCATCCTTTTGTCGGTGGAATTTTTAGTCGAAGACGGAGGCCGACGGCGGATCTGGTTCGGGCTGCGGCTCTTCAGGTTCGGGGCTGGTCTCGGGCGGGAACGCCTTGTCCATGGCTTCTTCGGCGGTGGCGCCGACGAACTGATATGGCGCGACGTCCGCTTCAGGCGGCATGATTTCCAGCGTCACGACGCCGCGTGGCTCGAAAGCGTAGAGCGCGAACCCACAATCAGGATTTGACGCGCGCAGCTGGTCGAAACGCTCAATCGAAGATGTTGAGGGGCGCATGGGCGGCCTCCTTCTTGACGATGCGTTCGACTTCCTTGTCGCCGCGCTCGCGCACGTACTCGGTCAGTACGGACGAAACGACGCGGCTGCGGGTCGCACCAAGATGCGCGGCGACGTTATCGATCCGCGCGATCAACGACTTTTCCAACCTGAAGGAGATCGGTTTGCTGCGCCCTTCAGGCGGGCTTGCCGATGGCTCTTTCTCGACACTCTTTGTCAAAGCTTTCTCTCCTTGCGGTGTTGACAGTGTCTGTTTTGTATGACAGTTGTATGCCACTGTCAACAGACAAAACAGACAGATCAACCGACAAAGGATAGCGCAATGCCAAAGAACAAAACCGCAGCGACCACCGAAACCGTCATCGCCTACAAGGGCTTTTCGAAAGACTTCGCATGCCGCGAATTCGCGTTTGAAATCGGCCAGACCTACAGCGTCGACGGCAATGTCCGCGCCTGCCGCAACGGTTTTCATGCCTGCGAGTATCCGCTTTCTGTGTTCGATTATTACGCCCCGGCGACGAGCCGGTCTGCACTCGTCGAGCTGTCTGGCGATATGGACGTCGAGGGCGACAAGACGGCGGCGCGCACGATCAAGGTAATCAAGGAACTTACCCATTTTGAAATGATCGACGCCGCTATCGCGTACACCATGAAGCGCGTGACGGTCGAAGAAGGCGCGACAGCATCCGGCTATCAGGGCGCGGCGACAGCATCCGGCTATCAGGGCGCGGCGACAGCATCCGGCTATCAGGGCGCGGCGACAGCATCCGGCTATCAGGGCGCGGCGACAGCATCCGGCGATCAGGGCGCGGCGACAGCATCTGGCACTCAGGGCGCGGCGACAGCATCCGGCTATCAGGGCGCGGCGACAGCATCCGGCCTAGAAGGACGGGTCAGCGGGGCCGACGGCAACGCACTGTTTGCCGTCGAACGCGGCGAATGGGATGGCGAGGGCTATCCGATCTTGTCCGTCGCCTGCGGTATCGTCGGTAAAGACGGCCTCCTGCCCAACACCTGGTACGTCGCCAAGGGTGGGAAGCTGGTTGAGATCGTCTGATGACCGACCTAACCCCAATCACTATAGGCGGCAGCAAGGAGCAATATTTCTCCTATGCGTGCTCCGAATGCGGAGGCGAAGCCCGCAACACTTACAGCGAGCCGTATCGAACGCGGATGCTCGAGAACCGGCACTGCTGGACCTGCGACTATTGGGCCGACATGGAACGTCGGCTCGAGCGCGACCATGTGAAAATGACGATCGTCGAAGGGCATATCTATACGCCCGGAAACGCCACTTCTGGCCCGTTTCGTGGCATGGCAGGCCGTCGCTTCGATATCGAGTATGTCGAACCGTCGATCCACGCCGGAAAGCGGATTACGACGTTTGACCTATGGTCCGGCTCGACGCTGCCCGACAAGTTGCGCGAGCGCTTTTCCGACACGGCCGTTTTTCTGAACGGCGCCGAACGCTGCCAGGTAGGCGAAACGGGTTGTTGGAACCCATCAGAAGGCAAGACGGAACCTTATCCGCTTCCGCGTACATTGGGGCTTGGCCGATGACCGACCTTTACAACACGCTCGGCGTTCACAAGGACGCCACACCCGAACAGATCAAGGGCGCCTATCGGCGGAAAGCTAAATCGTCGCACCCTGACACGGGCGGCGATCCTGAAAAATTCCACACGCTGCAGAAGGCCTACGACGTGTTGTCCGACGATGATCGTCGGGCACGCTATGACAAGACGGGCGATACCGGCGACAAACGCGCGCCGGATCCGAACACTGCGGCACTGACCGTCATTGGGCAGTTGGTTGACGAGATCACGCAGCAGATCATCATGAGCGATGACCTGTCGCATATCGATCTCGTCGCGAACATGCGCAAAAAGATCCGCGACAGGATCCGGGACGTCGCCGCCGATCAGAAAGAAGCGCGCCGGTTCGAAGAAAAAGCGCTGAAGCTGCAGAAGCGGTTCAAGGTGTCGAAGGGCGAGAACTATATCGCATCGATGCTGGAAGCGAAGATAACGGCCTGCCGGGCCGCGATCGCCAACGCTGACATGCAAACCGAGATCTTCAATCGGGCGCTTGCCATTCTCGACGACGCCAGCTTCGACGTTGATCGTGTGGACTTCGATCACGCATCGGACGCTATGGGCTACGCCGTCGAAGCGGGCCTGTTCAGCCGGTTCAAGCCGCGGGGCTTTGCGTGATGACGTTTGTTGACGCGATAATCGACGGAAAGGCCTGTCTGCGCCCTTTGAGCGGCCATCCCGGCCCTGCGATGGAAGTCTGCGGCGATCATATCGAAGACTTGTCACGCTACTGCCTGGCGTGCCAGAAACTGCTATGGGTTCCGCCAGCCCAAAAGGCCAAGCGGAAGAAGCGCACGAATTGAGTTTGTCGGTCTTGTAGGTTATTGTCGGTCGCTAAAGATTGGAGCGACAGACAATGGCCGACCCTACGAAATATCAGCCGGGCTATGACTACTCGGATTTCGAGCAGAACAACCCGACCGAGCCCAAGCCGGGCGGCCAGCTCGACAACGATTTCGCCAACATCGCCACGTCAATCAACGAAACGATCGACGCGCTGAAAACCGTGCGTCGATCCGATGGCAAATTGGCGAACGGGATCGTCACCTTCGACAGCCTGTCGACCAGCATCAAGGCCGTTTTGGGCGAAGAGCAGTATCTGAATATCGTCGGCGAAAACATCGATAGCATCGTCACCGTTTCCGACAACATGCCCGAGCTACTGGCCGTCTATTCCAATCTTGACGAGATCCAAACGGTTCTAACAATTGCTCCGCAGCTCAGCACCGTTAGCGGCATAGCCGCGAATGTCAGCACTGTCGCTAGCATCGCGCCCGCAGTGACGGCGAACGCTAATAACATGGCCGCTATCCAAGCGGCGTCCGGCAATGCAAACGCTGCGGCAGCGTCGGCCGCTCTTGCGCAAAAATGGGCCAGCAATCCCGAAGACACGGTCGTTTCAGGCGGTCTCTATTCGGCTTTCCATTGGGCCAAGAAAGCTACGGCGACGGTGGCCGGAATGCTGTCCAAAGCTGGTGGTACCCTAACTGGTGACGTCCTATTTGGCCCTGGCACTGGCGGGAAGTACTCCAAGCTTCAAGCGAACGGTGACGTTCAGCTTAATCGCGGCGACAACACCGGATACAACACTTGGAACGTTGCCAATGCTTACTTCGGATGGGATGGAACTCGCTATGTCTTTGGACCGGCCGGACCGGTTAGAGCATTTGGCCCAGAGATCGGCGTAGAATATGGCGGGATAAGCACTTCTCTTTATCCTAATGGAGACATTAGGTTCAGTGGGGACATGCTATCCGAATACGGCTTGGGCCTCAAAGCAGCCCTGAAAGTTTTCAGGAGCGGGAACCAGCCTTATGTGACCAATGGCTCTGGCTCAGTCGGGCATGGGCTTGGCATCAAGCCCTCCAAGCTATCTGCCTATCTGGTCTGTACCACAGCCCAAGACGGATGGGCCGTTGGCGACGAAATGGAAGTCGGCGCCTTCAATTACTTCAATAACGCAAGTTACGGCATTACGTTTTGGGCCGACGCTACAAACATTTATTGGCGGTTAGCTGCGAATGGTTTGGTTTTGATAAGCAAGGCAAACGGCACGACATTTGTGGCCGCGCCTGCAAACTTCGCGCTTAGACTTAGAGGGTCCCTGTAATGGAAAACGAAGCGTTTGTGGATAAGCCGAACGAGGTCGTCGAGGAAGTTACGCCTCCCCGCCCGCCCACCGTGCCGCGTTTCTTCGTGGACGCCGACGGCAAATATCTCGGCTCTTTCGATGGCCTGGACGAGGAAATTCCGGCGGACATGGCGAACGGAATTGAAGTCCCTACTGCGCCTGTAGACGGGCGTCAGGTTTGGAACGGCAATGAATGGCTTTTAGCCGTCCCGACTTCCGAGCAGGTAGACGCGGAGCGAGATCGACGCATTGACGGCGGCTTCGTTTTTCAGGGCGTTCTGTATCAATCACGGTCATCGGATCGTGAGAACATTGCGGGGGCTTCTACGGCCTCCGGCATCGCTATGGTGACGGGCTCGGAAGTAGGCGACTACCGCTGGCACGGCGGCGATGAAGACTTCGCTTGGATCGCCGCCGACAACAGTACACATTTGATGGACGCACAAACGATGTTTGCGTTCGGGCAAGCGGCCATGGCTCATAAAAGCAATCACATTTTCGCGGCACGCGCGATCAAGGATATGGTGCCTGTACCCGCCGATTACGCCACTAATCCGGCTTACTGGCCGTGATTGTTTGCGTCTGATCTGTATGCTATTGTCGGCCCCAAAATCACGGAGCAATCTACATGGCCTACGCGGACGCAAGTTATGACCTTTTGAACAACGGCACCGCGACGGGCGCCGGCGTGAACTGGCCCGGCGGTAAGGGCGTTTTCTCGGTCTATAAGGGTACGTTCAGCGGCGCGACCGTGAAACTGCAATGGTCGCCAGACGACGGCACGACTTGGCTTGACGTCGATCGTTCGGGCGACAGCTTCGTGACACTGACTGCCGCAGGATCCGGTCGCTTCGAATTGCCAGCCTGCAAGCTGCGTGCTGCCGTATCGGGTGGCCCACCTTCTGCGATGTTCGCAACGGTTAGAGGTCTTTGATATGTCGTTGTCGGGGCCGCTTTCGTCCGGTCTTTCCCTCGCCATGAGCCAGGGCGTGGTCCCTGGTGGGGCGGTGCCGCCAGCGCCTTCCCCCTGGATATTGGCTAGCGGGGTGTGGAACGACGAAGGTGTTTGGGAAGACGCCGCAATGTGGAAGGACGCACCATAATGCCTATAATTCAAAACGGTGATAGCGGGGCGGTTGCTCGCACCAAGATCAATGCAGCAATTCAGGCAGCCGATAGCCTGCTGAAAAGCACGGTATCGGGCGCAAACCCTTCGGCGACGGACGACGCGACACAAGGATACGCCGTCAACTCAAAGTGGCTAAACTCTTCGACTGGTATAGAATACATTTGTCGGGATGCGACGACAGGCGCGGCGGCTTGGGTAAGGCAGGATAACGCCGATTTCTTCGGCTATGTCTCAGGCAACTATTATCAGGGCTTGAACACTCTCGTTTCTGCCGGCGCGGCAATCGTCGGCGGGCAGATCAAGTTTCACCCGATCGTCATCAAAGAGCGGGTGACGATATCTGAACTCGCGGTTCGCGTGACGACTGCCGAAAGCGGCAAGACGTTTCAGCTTGCAATCTATGCCGCCGACCCGGCCACCAAATTGCCTTCAGGCAACGCTCTTGGCGCGACCGGCACCATGTCGGCGGGGACCACAGGCGCAATGAGCGCCACTTTGGCCGGGGGCAGTGTAACGCTCAATCCGGGGCTCTATTGGGTTGGGATAAATGGGGACACCACAACTGCCGTCTTTCAGGCATTCGGCTCCAACTCAACCTTTATCGCTGCGCTGATTGGCGGCACAGCGTCACAGGTGGCGTCGGGAACGGCCTCTTCGGTTTCGTTCCTGGGCAGCAACCAAACATTCGGCACTTGGCCCGATCTCACAGGCCAAGGCTTCAGTCGAGGCAACAACAGCGGCTATGCTGGTATCTTTTTCAAGGTGGCATAAATGGAAGAAGTCGATCTTTATTTGCACTATGATGCCCAGGGTAACATTACGGTTTCTGTGGTGTATCCAGAGGGGAATACGAACACGCTTTATGTTCCCCATGATGTCCCGCCTATTGAGCGTGACGAGCGCATAAACGCTTTCCGAGCTGAACAACAGGCGCTCTTAGACGCCTCCTGACCTTTCGTCCGGTAACGGCAACTCTCCGGGCGGTCTAATCCTTCCTGTATCGCTTCCCGCGCCAACCGCCTGCCGTTAACGGCAGGCCTTTCGCCCATGTCGGCAACTCGCAGATCAGCTTTTCGAATTCTGCGAGATTGCCGAAGCTACGCGGCACTTCCGTGATGATTTCATCGTAGACCGTGGCGATGATCGGATAGCCCGCTTCTTCCGCCTTGAACATGCCGTTCACCAGCAAATCGCGGGCAATGGCCTGCGTGTTGTTTTCCGCCAATAGACCGCCATAAAGCGCCGAACGTTCCCATCGCTTCGTCGTCGAGTTGACGCCAAGGAATGTGACCTTGTCGGACGTCCGCCCGTCGATCTTGACCAGCTCCATACGCTCGCGCCGCTCGGCGACGTCGCGGTCCATGACTTCCGCGTCAGACCATTCACCATCAGGCAGCAGAACCTTGGCCCATACCTGCGCTTTCAGCTTCGGGGCGGCGTAGGCAAGGCAGCGGCCGGACGGCAGACGCGCCCACAGGAAACCGTGCTTGACGAGATAGTCGACCTTGGCGGCCCGTGCCACCGTGCCCGGCTCTTCGACGGCCTGACGGACGGCAGCCTCGAGATCCTTCCACGACTGCGCAATGGCAGAGTTTGCCGATCGCCAGCCTAGCTTAATGATCTCGCAGGCGATCCAGGCGTTGCGCGATAGCTCCTTCGTTCCGTAAAGACCGCGCTTCGAATAGCTTTCGTAGGACTTGACGGCCTTCGACTGACGGGCTTCTTCGGCAGCGGCCCACACCGGTTCGAACAGCGGATCCAGACGCACGCCATAGTTCCGGGCAAAGGTAACGAAGGCCATAACCCCACCACCGAAGGACAGGCCCAATTCGGCGGGCTTGCCTACGCCCTGACGCAGCGGGTGTTTCTTCGTAATAATGTCGGTCGTCGTGTTCAGGATCGAGGCGGCCGTTCGACGATACATATCGGGCAGGCTCGGGTCAGCGATCAGATCGAAGATCGCCTGAACCTTCCAATCCTCGCCGGACGTCCACGCAATGACGTTGCCTTCGATGTTCGAAAAGTCGGCCTGCAGCAGATCATGGCCGGGTGCGGCCCAAATGAAGCCGCGGATCGCGTCGGATATCAGGTGTAGCGACCGCCCAAGCATACCGTCTTGCGTCGGCATGAGAAACCGCGCCAGCTCGGGCGCGGTCGGCGCAGGCTGTTCCGGGTAAAGGAAGGCCAACAGTTCGGGGTCTTCGCGGCGGAAGGCTTCGAACAGCAGATCAGTACGGGGCTTGTTGTCGTCATAGACCTTGCGCGGGCGCGGAAGGTTGTTCCAGTTCACGCCGACGCTCTGCGTGCGGCCTGTGCCTGCCTGGTGATAGATGAAGCCGCCGCGCACGCGTCCGTCAGCGCTGGCGCGGTCCAGCATGGCCTGTAGCTTCGAAACGGACGTCTTTGCGGCTTCCTGCCGGATCTCGAGCGCACGGCGAACGTCAGCCGGGAGATCGTCGCTTTCCAGCAGATCGGTTATCTCTGCCTTGCCGGCGGATTGCATGACCGCTGTTTCTTCATAGTCGTTCGACATGAGCCCCGGGCGAACACCCAAGCGGCTGTTCACCCACTCGACGAGTTTTCCGGGCGTGGAACAGTTCTTGACCGCGCCGCCTGTGACCTGTCGCATTTCGCGGTCAAGCGCAGTCTTTGCCTTTTCGGCCAGCCGCAACGCAGCGTGGGCGCTTTTGCGATCGATGCGTATCCCGCGCCGGTTGATCAATTCGGTTAGCTGCCACACGGCCTGTTCGGCATTGGACAGCGGGACCATGCGCTTGTCGGCAGCAGCTTCGACGATGACGTCCTGATCGCGGTAGTCCTGAAATTTGGTGTAGTCTTCCGGAAACTCTTCCGGCTCGTTGAAATAGACGCCGTTCGGGTCTTCGCCCTTGCGGGGTTTGCGCGGGATCGAAAACAGCTTGATAAGCCGCGAGCCCTCTTTGTCCTTGCGCGCTTCCAGCCCAAGCGCTTCCGCCAGCCCCGTGACGGCGCCCTTCGTATCCAGTGCGCGCGGCAGCGACATGGCGGCAGCAGTGGCCGCTGTACAGCGGAACTGCTCGTAACGGGGCATCGGCCAGCCAAGGTTCCGGTGCAGCCATTCGAAGCATTGGATTTCAAAGCCCGCATTGTGCGCGGATATCACGGCGTCGTCGTCGATGGCCCGGCGCAGATCGTCCGGCAACCGCTGCCCGTAATCCCAACGGCGCATCGGTCCGTGGTTGATCTGATAGGATCCGCCGAGAACGCGGGCGTGCGGGCTTTCGAAATACTTGTAGACACCGAGCTTGATCGGCACGTCGCTGCGGGTTTCAAAATCGATTTCGACGCCAGTCATGCGAATACGTCCTGTTGGCTGTAATGGGTTTTTGGAATGGCGGATAGGCGAGCGGCCGCTTTAGCTGCGAAGGTTTCATCCAGTTCTATGCCGATGAAGTTTCTGCCGGTTGCGAGCGCCGCAGCGCCGGTGGTTCCGCTTCCGCAAGCGAAGTCCAAGATCAGATCGCCCGGACTCGAGTATGTGCGCAGGAGATATTCGAACCACTCAACAGGCTTTTGCGTCGGGTGAAACTTGCCCGGATCGTCGTTATTCATCACCGGAAAGCGCTGAACGGTGCGCGGATAACGGCTTGTGCTGCCGCCGTAGGTGGTCGGCTTTTGGCTGCCGTAAACGGGCGTGAAGCCGGTCCGGTTTGCGAAGTTTCCGGGCTTATGGCCTTCTGTCATCTGCGGCTGGTAAAGCGGCTGCCGATCGCAGAAAACGATCGTATCTTCATGCGCCCGCAATGGAGCTCGGTTGGCGTTCAGATGGCCGCTTGCCTTGTTCTTTTCCCAAACCCAATGATGACGAAATTCTTTTATGTTGCTCGCGACTAGAACAGCCGTGAAAGGCATGCAAGCGGTGAAGACGATAGGCGCCCCCGGCTTGCGAATGCGTTTCAATACAGGCCATAGCTCATTCAGCGGGATTATTTCGTCCCAAGAACACTGTGTCGTTCCATAGGGTGGGTCGCAGAATATGCCGTCGACTGATGCGGACGGCATATTCTGCATGATTGGCAAACAGTCGCCTTGAAGGATCTGCATTTAGTGCGGTCCTGTCTGAACGTATTGCTTGATCTGATCTCTCATCGAATTGGCGAAGAGCGTCAGTGCGACGGTTATTCCCGTGACCGGGGCGACTGCGATTTCCTGCACGCACTTGGCGCGCTCGCTGGTCTTTGCGACGGCAACGGCTGCGGCTTTGTCGGCAGCAGCAGCTGTCGCGTCCTGCGCCCGTAGCGCTGTGCATTTCTGCTGCTCGTCAGCCCGCGCGGCGGCGACCGCTTGAGAAAGGGCCGTCGCTGCGGCGGCAGCGTCTTGTTGACGCAGGGTTGTGCATTTGGCCTGTTCATCTGTCCGCGCTGCTGCGACGGCCTTTGCCTTGTCGCTGACAGCTGCCGTGGCGTCCTGTTGACGGAGCGTGGCGCACTTCTGCTGCTCGTCGGCACGAGCTGCGGCAACGGCCTGATTTTGTGCGTTCGCGGCGGCTGTGGCGTCTTGCTGGCGGAACGTGGTGCACTTCTGCTGCTCGTCGGCGCGGGCGGCAGCGACGGCTTTATCTTGCGCCTGTCTGGCGTCCGTAGCGGCCTTGTCGGCGGCGATCCTGGCGGCTGCGCGTTCATCCTCCCGCGCCGCGGCAATTGCTCTTTGCAGGGCCGTTGCATCGGTCTGGCGCTGTGCGTCGACCTGTTCCTGCATGGCGGTCATTTCGGCGGCGCGCTCGGTACGCATATCGTTGACGGTTGCCGCAACGGCTGCCCGGATCCGCTCTTGAACGACGGTGCTTTCCGGGCCTGACACGACTTGGTTGATGATCGGGTATATGCTGGCGATAATGCGCTTCGTGCGCTCTTCAGGGGTTAGATGGCTCATCCGAATACGTCCTGTCTGTTTTGAGGTTCCACGTTGGCCGCAAAATCATACACCGAAATCAGCCGAAAACGTTCTGCTTCGGTTTCGATAAACGCTTCGATGAAGCCCTGCGCTTGCTCGGCATTGATTGCATTGCCGTAACCGCGCAGTCGTCCCACGCGGGCGGCAGCCCCATGAGCCAGCGGGAATGTGCCGGGTTCAACTGGCCGCCACTTTCCATCCCGGCAGAAGAGCCAGTCAGCAGCTCGCCAGAGGCCGTTAGTCGGGCCGGTTCCGGGTTGATGCGCAAATTCGCCACCACCATTTCGTTCAACGGTCGGGCGTTCTCTCCCCATCGATCGTGAGTCGCCCCCTTCCAATCCCTGGACGCCGCTGTAGGCCAGCCCGACAAGGCCGTTGCCATGTTCAGCGTCACGTTCGGGCCGAACGGATCGCCCCCGTAGCCCCGCTTCGCGTCGGTCGTCGTCGTCGTCGTCGTCGTCGGCCACCCCGCCAACAGCGCAAAGTCCATCAAGTCGTTGCTGCGTTCCGGGTTCAGCGCCCGTTTCATCTGTCCGCCGCCCGAACCGTCCGAACTCTGTGGCGTCGGCCAGCTCGACATCTGCGCGAGTTGCGGCAAACTGCTGCCCGACATTCCGTCCGTTATGCCCACTCCTGCCCGCTCCCCGTCCGTCGCCGACGGCGTCGTCCAGCCTTTGCGCGATCCAGTAGAGCCGCTGTCTGATATGGGGCGCGCCGAAGCCCGCAGCGCAGGTATCAACCGCGCCGAAGGCGTAGCCCGTTCCTTCCATGTCAGCTTGTACAAGGTCGAGCCAAGCAAGGCCGTCCTTGCTCGCAACCTGCTCGCCAGCGACGACTGCAGGGCTGCACTCGCGGATGAGATAGTGGAAGAAGGGCCATAGGTGCCGCTCGTCATCAAACCCGCCTCCTTTGCCTGCCGCGCTGAAAGGTTGGCATGGGCAAGAGCCGGTCCAGATCGGTCTGTCGTCGGGCCATCCGGCTCGTCGCAGGGCATACGACCAGACGCCAATTCCTGCGAAGAAATGGCATTGCGTGTATTTTCTAAGGTCGTCGGGTCGAACATCGACAATGCTCCTGGTGTCCACGTCGCCGGGTGCGATATGCCCGGCCTTGATCAGCTCGCGTAGCCACGCGGCGGCAAAAGGATCGATCTCGTTATAATAGGCCGTCATCCGAATACGTCCTCGTCGATCATGGCGGGCTTCTTCGGTTCAAGTGCCAGACGTAGAGCCTGCGCGGGGTCCGGGTCGCATCCGACGTCCCACGGTCCCATGAGCGCGCCATGAAATTTCGTTATCGCCTGCCAACCGCCGACGCTTTCGCGAAGTACAATTTCAGAAAGGCCACGCTCGGCGGCCTTCCCGATCAGGTCGTCGAGCGTGTCTGTCATTTCGCACCTAAAAGCAGCTGCGCTTTTGCGGCTTCAAGCGGCACCGCGCCCCGAACTGTGTTGAAGCACATGCGACCGAGATCGTCACGGAAGAGCGGGCGGCTCGTCGTCAGGAAGTCCAAGCGGGCTTTCGCTTTCGTCAACGAACCATCCGCCATGATACGGGCGTAGCCGCCGCCCGCCTTCACGAACAGATATCCGTCGCGTTCGGCCAGTGTCGTCTGCTTGAAAATGCCGTTCTCGACGATAATGGCGCCTTCGCCTTCGATGTCCTTGAAGAAGCTCATTCGAAGACCCCCGCAGCACTGACGGGTTCTTGTGCCGACGCCCTGCCCTTGCGCACGGCGGCAGCGACAAGCGCGACCTGGTGGATCGTGTCGTCAAGCGCATTGTGATGGATGCGCTTGCGCTGCAGATCGCGGGTGTCGAAGTTGAACACGTCGTAGACCGTGCGCGTGTCGCGGACGTTGTAGAAGCGCCACGGCACTTTCGCATCGAAGCGAGCATATGCGGCTTCCAGCAAGACAGGGTCGAAGTTTGCGCCCTGCGCCCAAACGATGGAAGCGCCCTGATAGCGGAACCACTTGTCGAATTCGCGCAGCGCATGTTTCAACGGCTGCGGGTCGACGAGAAAGGCGTCGCGGGCTTCCTTCGACTGTTCAGACCACCATTTCTCCGTCGCCGGATCAACAGTGAGGCCAGCGTCCAGGCATGACTGCCTGTCGATGTTGACGTAGAATTGGGCGTTGATTTCGCCGGTCAGGGCGAAGCTTACAGCGCCGATGGATCGAAGAGCGCTTCCGGGCGTCGTGCCGAGCGTTTCGATATCAAGCATGATGTTCGGTGTCTTTGTCATCCGAAGACCCCACCCATTCCAAGCGCGTCCAAATAGAGATCGAGGACCGCCATGCGGTTTTGGCGGTCTTCGGTGTTTTGCTTGCGCAGACGAATAATCTCGCGGATCACCTTGTCGTCGTAGCCCTTGCCTTTTGCCTCGCTGAGCACGTCTTTGATGTCGCTGCCGATCGCGGCTTTCTCTTCTTCCAACCGCTCGATGCGCTCGACGATCGTGCGCAATTCGTCGGCGGCAACTTTCTGCGTATCGTTCGGCCTTTCCTTGCCGTCTGATGTCGATGCCATTTCAAGTCTCCTTGTGATTGTCGGTTGACAACGGCCTTTGTAGGCCGTTGTCGGTCGCAGTATCAGACAAATATTACGCGAAAAGACCGCCTGCGCCTTCGCCAGACTTCGTCCCGGCTGGTGCATCGCCTTCGTCGTCGATCGTTTCCAGCCACTTATCCGGATCAGGACCGCCGCCACCGCCGAGCACTTCGTCGCCCTGCGCAACCTTGGCAACCTGCACCAGTGAAATGCCGAAGCTGATCCCCTTGCCGTTCTTTTCGTTCTCCCAGGTATAGGCGTTCACGACGGCGTAGACATGCGAGCCGGACGGGCAACCTTCCATTTCCATGACGGGATTACGGCGCTTGTCGAAGACCTTCGGCTTGTAGTCCGCGCCGGACGTGCAGCGGATGAAGGTATGGCCCGCATAGCCCTTGTTGCGCTCGCCGGTCTTTTTGTTAATGCCCTGCTTGCCGTCGCCATCCAGGAACGGGGATTTGATGACCTCGTTCTTGATCATGTCTTTGGCCTTGGCGCCCCATTCGTCGACGGCAGCGGCCAATGCAAGGTTCTGCAGAGCCGAAATGTCGGTCGTCTTGGGGAACAGCAGCGTGCAGCCATAGCCCTTCGACCCGTTGTCGCGCTCGCGCGCTTCGAACAGATCCCTCGTGAAGCTGACAATTGCCAGCGGGGTTTTTGCGTCTTCAGATCGTGCCATGTTAAAGGCTCCTGTTAATCGAGAATATCGAAGTGTCTGTTCACGGCCGGTTCAACCGCCGCCCGTGTGGTTTTCGTGGCGCGGACAAGGTTCGTCCCTTTCGTTTCCGCGCCTGATAGGTCTTTCAGCTGTTCCGCGACGTCGGCCTTGCCCGCCTTTTCCAGAGCCGTGCGGATCTGTTTTGGCGTCTTGGCCTTCGGTGCGTTCCAGATCTTGTCATCGGCCAGCCCGGCGGTTTTGGCGGTTTTCGCCGCTTCTGCCTCTTTGCCGTCCAACCACTTTTCCCGGCCCTCTTTCGGGACAAGAATATAGTTCGGGATTTCGACGCCCGCTTCGGCCTGGCCGTGCCAATAGGCGCGGACCGAGTTGATCCATTCCCCCAGCATGTCGGCGGCGTCGAGCAGCTGCGCTGCGCGTTCCGGCGACAGGGTATCGGGCGAATTGGAAATGCGGGGCTGATCCATGTCGTCGAACCAGACACCGGCCGCATCAAGCGCCCGTTGTTCCAGTGCGGGGCAAAACCCGGCGGCCTTGCAGAACTTGCAATGATCGCCAGCCGAAAGGTGCGTCATGTTCCATAGCCCTTGCGGGATAAGGTTCGTGTCCACCTTTTCCATGTCGGCAAATGCCTGCGCTGTGCGCTGCATCGCCGCCATAAGGTCGGTCGTCCACTCGACGAGATCGACGACGTCGATTTCCTCGCTACGGATCCGCCCGTCCTTGTGCCCTGCCCGCGGCTGAACGATCGTCACGCGGACGCGTTCAACGCTAAGGCTCGGGTTTGCCAACATGGCGCCGAGACCGTAGGTCCGCAATTGCGGATTGCCCTTGGCTTCAACGACTACGCCCCGGCCGCCTTTCAAGTCGACGACTTCAAGCAGTTTTCCGGCCGGGGAATAGATCACAGCATCGGCGGTCCCGCCCGCCTGGAAAGGCGGTTTGAGCGAGTGCAGCGAAAAACGCTGTTCGATCTGCAGGAGTGACGCAGGGTTGACGTTCTTCGGCGCAGCTTCGATCACGCGCTTGCGCACGTAGTCGACATACATCTGCGCCGTTTCGGCCATTTCCTCGTCGACTTCGAAGGAGAATTTCTTTCCCTTCTCTGTCGTGCCGATGAATTCCGCCGCCTGCTTTCCTTCACGAAGGCACTTTTCCGAAATCTGGTGCGCACAAGTGCCCCAGTCGGCAGCCTCATTCGTGGTTTCTGGCAGGCCGATCGTCAGAGCGAGCGCACCGCTACAATTCCAATTCCGGTCGGTGGCGGAAGCCGACCAGGTAGCGTGCTCGCGTTCGGCGTGAACGGCCATCGTTACACCTTGTCGCGCTTGTAGGGGTTCTGCGAAAGCGCCGTCTGAAAGACGTTGACGACCTTCGCCAGCTTTTCCGGGTCTTCCGGAATGAGCGACAGTTTCCAGTAGTCTTCACCTTCTGGTGGCTTGCCGAGCGCAGAGCCGATCAACTTCGGGCCGTCTTCCTGTGTCGCAGGCAGGCCGTAGGTGTTGACGTACTGTGTCATCGCGGCCTTGACGTCGTCGCGGGTCAGTTCCTTGCGAGTGTCTTCGACTTCGGCCTTTTCGTCGGCCTTGTCTTGATCCTCGTCTTCGACGGTATCTTCCGGACCGACACGCTCACCGCCGGTCGAAATCTGCGACTTTGTTTCCGGCTCGGAAGTGTCGTTCGCGGCCTGATCGGCGGCGTCGGCCGCTTCGTCTTCGGCGATCTCTTCCTTCGTCCGGCGAGCCTTTCCGGGCGCAGGCTTACCGCGTTCGCGGGCTTGCGTTTCCGTAACCGCCGACTGCGTTTCGCTTTTCGCGGCTTGCCCCTCCTGCAGCATACCGACTTCGCCGCTGCCCAACCCGGTCAAAGGTTCGCGGACGACGACCGCCGTCGTGCCCTTCAGCACGTCAATCCGGCGCGTGAAGCCAATAGCGGCCATGGCCTCGTCGATCTGTTCCGCAAGCGGCCCATGGTCCGGCGTGCCAAAAATTTCGATTTTCAGTGTCATGCTAGTACCTCTCTAATGGAGCTCCAAAGGCGGAGCAGACTTTCGTTGACGGCCTCGTCGATGCTTCCTTCCAGCACGCAGACACGGACGATGGCCTGACGGGTTTGCGTGTGGTTCGTGATCCGAAGCGACATCTGCTTCATGGATTTTGGGGAAAAGACGGTTTCGACGAACCAGAGAACGGACGCGGAGCTAAGGTCGATAGCCTCACCCGCCGCTTCGATCTGGCCGAGAAAAACGCGCTTCTGCGGATTGTTCAGGAACTGCTGTTCGGCGTCGCCCCGAGCAGTGGCCGACGTCGAGCCGTCGATACCGACGACACCGAACTCTGAAAGTCCGTCCTTCAGGATTTGCCCGACGTCCTTGTGCCAGTAAGCCAGAACGATCTTGTCGAGCCCGCCGTCGAATTCGTCCTTGACGGCGTCGACGACGGCGTACGCCTTCATTTCGCCAGTCATGCGGCGAAGCGGTCCAAGGTGCATTTCCAGATTGCGGGTGTCGCCGTCACGCGCGGCGGCAAGAACAGACGTCCGGTCGATATCGCCTTCGACGTCGCGCAGCATCTTGGCGGACACGACCAGCGGAAGCGTTTCGTAGACTGGCGGACGGATCCCGACGTCGGCCTGCGTGCGCTTCAGCATGAAGCCGTTCAGGCGATCGCGCAGCTCGGTTTCGTTCTTGCCGCCCATGATGACGATAATGGACTTCCAGGGCGACAGCTTTTTCGGCCGCCATTTGCAATAGCGGTCGCGGAAGGCCTCATAGGTCGTAACGTCGGGCCAGCCCTTGTCCGGGTCTGACTGCAGGCGTTCCGGGCACAATGAGCGCATCATCGGGTAAATGTCAGAAAGATCGTGCGGGTACGGCGTGCCAGTCAGGCACCAGACGCCCTTCGCAGCGTTGGCGATGGAAAGGCCGTGGTGCAGGATCGTGCCGCCGTCTAGGAGCTGCCCGTAGACCGATTGCGTCCGTTTCGCCGCGAAATTCTTGGCGTTGTGGGCCTCGTCGAGAAAGACGCGATCCCAGGAGCGTTTAAGGATTTCTGTGCGTATCTGTGGATTGACGATCGACGGCCACCCCACGATGCAGACGGGCGCGGTCAGCTTCGTCGGCTGCGCGATGATCTGCGTTTGCCGATTGTATGGCGACCAGTTCGGGAAAGCGCGTTTCCACACTGGCCGACCGGAAGCCGTCGTCACGACAAGGATCGTGTCGTCGAGATTGTAGTCGGCGGCAAGGATGGCAGTTCCGGTTTTGCCGACGCGCGGCTCGTCTGCGAGCAACGCGTTTTGCTGGCGTGAAAGCCATTCGGCACCGGATAGCTGTGTAGGAAAAGGTTGCAGCAACTGCCGTTCCTCTCGTAATTCCGTAAATCGTAAGCCAACATCGGTAGTGCGTTGTCGGCCATTGTAGGCCGACAAATCAGACAATCAAGATAAATTTTCGGGCGTTGCCTTGCGATCATCCACGCCTATTTGGCGCTCTTCGTAGGCGATCAGGAACATCAAGCAGCACGCAGCGTGCCACAGATGCGACTTGCCGGTTTCAGCGTCGACTTTCTCGCCGCCCCACCAGGCCCACATATGACGCATCAGCGCGCCGAAGCAGCGGCCCCATGACATGCCCTTTTCCCAATTACGGGCGGCGTACTTGTTCGCGCCGAATGCCAGAATATCGGCTGTTGCCATGAGAAATTCCGGCGCGATCAGGTCAAGACGCGGTTTTCCGCCATCTTCCTTCCACGCGGGCTCGTCTTTCTGCTGGCCGGCTTTGTTCGCAACGTTGCGGGTAATCTCTTCTTCCGACTGCCATTCGGCGACGAGGTCAAAGCCGTGAGGCTTGCCGGCGGCTTTAACCAGCCGTCCATCTGAATAAAATAAATATGACCCGGTAAGATCAGGTCCTTCGAGTGCATAAAGGCCCGGCTGCCCGTTCCGAAATTTTTGGGCGCTCCGCCATTTCCCGCCGTCTCGCGAGCGATACGCTTTACCCTCTTCGATTTTAATCGTCATCCGAACACTCCTTCGTCGGTTATAGGCTTCACCCGGATTTCCATGCGCGGGCGGTCGCTGTAGAATTTGCGGATCCGGCCATCGACAACCTGCGCGTCGTCGATCCACACGATCAGATTGAGCGCGTCGCAGATCTTGGCGAAGTTGTCGTAGTCGGGTTTCTTCGTCGGCCTGATCTCGCCCGCCAGGGCGGCGGCCTTCCATTTCTTCGGTTTGCTTTCCGGGATCGCCATGAAGGCGACGATTTCAACGTCGAGCGGGCCGTCGAGCGGCGCGCGCTCGGCCATTGCCTGTTGAGCGGCCAATGCCAGACGGCTTTCGTAATTGACGGTCCGTTCCGGCGTGTAGGCGTGTCCAACTCTTGTCAGCCGAACGCGCTCCTTGCCCATCGGCGGCCCTGCCAGCACGATTTCGATCATGCGTAGCGCTCGCGCCGCAGCCTGAAACTGTCCATTTCAGAAAGAAGATCCTCAGCGCGCTTCACGACAGCCGGATTTTCCGACCGCAAGGCGATGACTTCCAATTCGTCGCGCAGATCTAGAAACTCTTCGGCGGAACACTGGCCCTCTTTTTTAATCCGCGCGAATTTCTGCTGAAATTGCCAAAGCAGCGAAGTTTCTCCCTCGAGAACCTTCAACTTCTCACTCGAAAACATCGATCAGCCTCCCTGTCTCTACATACGGCAAGAGGCTGATCGGGCGCCCCTTATCCAACTCCACCAATGCGATCAGGACCGGCCACCATTCGCCGGGAATGGAAGCCCTGATAAACCATTTCCTGATTGTTTCTCTTGCCGGCACTTCGACGTTTGCCCGGTCTGCCATGTCGGCGATGCTGTCCGGGGTGACGTCGAAGGCGGACAGGAACGCAGCTCTGTTGAACATCGTGTTCCTTATTTATTAAAATCTAATCTGTAACTGACTTAAATACATTTGTATGACGACGTCAACCTACAAAACAGACATTTTGTCCGCCGAAACGCAAATACATGTTTTTACTCGGTAATATTTTGCGTTGACGTGTCGGCCTACATGGAATACAAACGTCATACACAGGAGGTTAAAGGAAACTCGAATGCCAGACAAAACCAAACCGCCGATTATCGGCGACGCACCATCGAAGAAGTTGCCGACGTCGCATCTGACTAAACAGCAATTCGGGCAACGCCTTTATCAGCTCATGGTCGCGAAAGGCTGGTCGCAAAGCGATCTGGCACGACGCGCCGGTCTTCAGCGCGACCGCATATCGTATTATATCCGCGGCCAAGGACTGCCGCAGGGCCATAAACTTGAAGCGCTGGCGAAGGCGCTTGGTGTCACTGCCGACGAGCTGCTTCCGAACACGCTCGAAAACCGGATGGAAGCTGATCAGCCGAGCGTCGACCTTAAAGTCAGCCCTAACAACCCGAATGCGGCATGGCTGCGGGTGAACCGTTTAGTGTCCATGACAACCGCCCTGAAGATATTGGACCTTCTGAACAATGACGACCCGCTTACTTCTGGAAAGTGAGGCCGCAGAACGGCTTCGCTGTTCCGTGCAAAAGGTGAAGCGCCTGCGGTTGTCCGGGGCGCTCCCTTACATACCCGGACGGCCCGTCACGATCGACGAGGCCGACGTCGAAACTTATCTGGAGTGTATGAAATGCCGACCCCAGTCTTGCAGACAAACGACAAAGGCGTCTACTACGCAACATGGAGCGAAAACCGACGTTCAAAGCGCAAGAGCATGGGCACAGCAGACCGTGCTGTTGCAGAAGCGCGGTTCGCGCAATGGATCCTCTACGGCGGCCACAAAGCCGAAGTCAGCGAAGAAGCAAAAGCCGAACTGAACGTTTCCGAGCTGTGGGCGATCTATGACGAAAAGCACGTCCAGAAAGCGACGGCCTCTCCTGCCGCGATCGAATATGCCTGGAAGAACCTGGAACCGTTCTTCGGCAAGATGCGTGTCGGCCAGATTGATCAAGACGACGTCGACGCATACGAACGCAAACGGGCCGCTGGCGCGATTGGACGGCCTTCCAAGCCGTCTACCGTCCGCAAGGAGCTGGTCGCGCTCCGCGCCTGCCTGAACTGGCACGCGTCGCCCGAGCGTGGCAAGCGCCGTGTGCTCGAGCTGAAGGACTTGCCCGTCTATACCCTGCCCGAAGAAAGCGATCCGCGCGACCGATGGCTGACGACGGCAGAGATCGACAAGCTGATGGCCGCTGCGCGCGCATTGCACCCCGGCGCGGCCCGCATGTCGCGGGGCGAACGGTTCCTGCGCCTGGCGCTGGAAACGGCAGCCCGCAAGCAAGCGATCTTGGATCTGACATGGGACCGCGTCGACTTCGAAATCGGCGTGATCGATTTTGCCGTGCCGGGCCGCAAGCAGACGAAGAAGCGGCGCATCACTGTGCCGATTTCTGCAACGCTCATGCCGCAGCTGAAGCGCATGCACGCCGAGCGGATCAACGACAGGGTTATGGACCATGGCGGGGCCGTCTGGTCGACTGTTCAGTCGATCGTCTTAAAAGCCGGTCTGGCGCCGCCGCAGAAAATCGGGTCGGGCGAGAAACCGAAGAGCACGGGCATTTCTCCGCACACGTTCCGCCATAGCGCAGCAACCCATATGGCGCGTCGTGGCGTCCCGCTGTACGATATCGCCGGCATTCTTGGAAACTCGCTGGCGATGGTCGAAAAGGTCTACGCGAAGCACTGCCCCGGTCGTTTGCGGGCAGCGGTTAATTCTATATCGTCGGGCTTCCTGGAAGCGGCGGAATGAGCGCAGCGCAGGGCACAAAGTGCCCAAAAGATGCATCATTTGTCGGCCCCCGCGACCTACAACGACCGACATTCATCTTTTAGAGGCTTTGAGCAGAAAGGAAAAACGTGTAGGTTCAGCGGCCTACAAAAAGTCGACAACTTTGTTGGTAAGGGAGAGGTCGAGAGTTCAATCCTCTTTCGCAGCACCATTCAATTCTCCCACACTGTACAGAGTTTTTTCGCGCGATTGCTGGTGAAGCGCGACCGTCGTTATGCTTTGGGCTTAACTGGATTGCCGAAAAGATCGACGGGTTCAGGCTGTGGCGAAACGCCACTCTTGTGGGCCGACAGGCGACCGCTAAATGATCGCAGGCTGTTCGAGCGTCCTGCCCAGAGCGCGAGTTCGACTTTCTCTCCTGCCTTGATATCGCGGTCTGCGATGAAATAGCCGCGATGGTCAGGAGCGGTCTCGTGCCCAGCCTTTTCGTTTTCAAACAAACAAACATCTCCAGGCTTTGCGTTGTAAGCCAT